TCAGACGATCACGCCCTGGCTGCGCAGGTAGTCGTCATAGCTGCCGCTGAAGTCGGTCACGCCGTTCTCGCCCAGCTCGATGATGCGGGTAGCCAGCGAGGAAACGAATTCGCGGTCGTGGCTGACGAAGATCAGCGTGCCCGGATAGTTGTCCAGCGCCAGGTTCAGCGCCTCGATGGACTCCATGTCCAGGTGGTTGGTCGGCTCGTCCATCACCAGCACGTTGGGACGCTTGAGGATCAGCCGGCCGAACAGCATGCGGCCCTGCTCGCCGCCGGAGATCACTTTCACCGACTTCTTGATCTCGTCGTTGGAGAACAGCATGCGGCCGAGGGTGCCGCGCACCAGTTGTTCGCCGCCCTGGGTCCACTGGGCCATCCAGTCGAACAGGCTCATGTCGTCGGCGAAGTCGTCGGCATGGTCCTGGGCGAAATAGCCGACGTCGGCGCTGTCGGTCCATTTCACCTCGCCGCCGTCCACCGGCAGGTCGCCGACCAGGCAGCGCAACAGGGTGGTCTTGCCGATGCCGTTGGGGCCGATGATGGCGACGCGCTCGCCGGCCTCGACCTGCAGGCTCAGGCCCTTGAACAGCGGCTTGCCGTCATAGCCCTTGCTGATGTTTTCCACGGTCACCGCCTGGCGGTGCAGCTTCTTGTATTGCTCGAAGCGGATGAACGGGCTGACCCGGCTGGACGGCTTGACCTCTTCCAGCTGGATCTTGTCGATCTGTCGGGCGCGGCTGGTGGCCTGCTTGGCCTTGGAGGCGTTGGCCGAGAAGCGGCTGACGAAGGATTGCAGCTCGGCGATCTGCGCCTTCTTCTTGGCGTTGTCCGACAGCAGGCGCTCGCGGGCCTGTTCGGCGGCGGTCATGTACTCGTCGTAGTTGCCCGGGAACAGGCGCAGCTCGCCGTAGTCCAGGTCGGCCATGTGGGTGCAGACGCTGTTCAGGAAGTGCCGATCGTGGGAAATGATGATCATGGTGCTGTTGCGCGCGGTGAGCACGCCTTCCAGCCAGCGGATGGTGTTGATGTCCAGGTGGTTGGTCGGTTCGTCGAGCAGCAGCACGTCCGGGTCCGAGAACAGCGCCTGGGCCAGCAGTACGCGCAGCTTCCAGCCGGGAGCGACGGCGCTCATCGGGCCGAAGTGCTGCTCCAGCGGGATGCCCAGGCCGAGCAGCAGCTCGCCGGCGCGGGACTCGGCGGTGTAGCCGTCGAACTCGGCGAACTGGACTTCCAGCTCGGCCACCGCCATGCCATCTGCCTCGCTCATTTCCGGCAGGGAGTAGATGCGGTCGCGCTCGGCCTTCACCGCCCAGAGTTCCTCGTGGCCCATGATCACCGTATCGATGACGCTGAAGTCCTCGTAGGCGAACTGGTCCTGGCGCAGCTTGCCCAGGCGCACGTTGGGTTCCAGCATGACCTGGCCGGCGCTCGGCTCCAGGTCGTTGCCGAGGATCTTCATGAAGGTCGACTTGCCGCAACCGTTGGCGCCGATCAGGCCGTAGCGGTTGCCGTTGCCGAACTTGACGGAAACGTTCTCGAACAGCGGCTTGGCGCCGAACTGCATGGTGATGTTAGCTGTAGATATCAAGGCATTGTCCTGCGGGGCTTTGCGGGATGGTTACGCGCCTTCCTCTGCTTCCTGTACCAATTCCGTACCAGTTTTAACCCTGGTCTGTAGCTTCTCCAACTCGCTCCAATCCGAGGCGGAGTTCAGCCACTTGGCATAGGTCGATAGCAGCATCTGCACGCTGTGGCCTAGCTGTCCAGCGATAAACGCAGGGTTCATGCCAGCCATCAGGCACATGGTCGCGTATGTGTGGCGGGTGTCATACTGCCGGCGCCTTCGGATGGATAGAGCATCAAGCGCGGCGTGGAAGTGCTTTATGGTAACACTTGGCTCCTTGATCCACAGCCCGCCTTTGCTGGGCGGGAATACGAACGGGCTGACCGCGAACTCCGAGACTGATGCGACGCGCCTCAGGCGCGCAATCCGCTTGGCCTCTACCAGGGCATTCAATGCTCGATCATTGAGCAGCACGTCGCGCTCATGCTTGGTCTTTACGCGTTCCTCGATCCCGCGATCTATGACGATCCGGCACACATGAATACGTCGTGCCTCTTCGTCTACCTCGTCCCATCGAAGGGCGAACGCCTCTCCAGGCCGAAGACCAGTGAAGAACAGGAATTCGTACAGTGCGGCGTAGATCCTTGAGTACTTCCCAAGGGTCGCGTACAGGTGCTGGATGATGCGTTCTGCCTCGTCCCGGGTGAATGGATCTACCAGTTTCTTAGACACCCGAGGCTTCTCAAGGGGCGCCATCGGGTTCTTCTTGATCAGACCGTCCTTCACAGCGGAATCTAGGATCGTCGACAGCTTGAACATCGCGTTTCGCTTCACGCCTGGCGACGTCCACTCGATGCTGCTGATGATTCGGCGCAAGAGGGTAGGGGTGATCTGATCAAGCCGGGCTACTGCTAGATGTGGCATCCAGTATTGGTTGAGGATGCTCTTGTAGTTCTTGCGTGTCCCAAGCACGATCTCTCGGCTGTCTAGCCAGAGTTGAGCATGCTCACCGAACAGGGGGATTTGGCTGCTGACCGATTCCGCAATCGCAGACCCGGGGAAGAACTCTGCATACCGGGCTTCATCCATGATGCCCAGCTTGATTGCCTGGACTACCTGATCTCTAAGACCGGATGCAGTCTTAATCCCTTTTTGCGTCGCGGGATAGGGGAGTGTTTCGCACTTCCTTGTTCCGTTCCACATGAAGCGGATACGGATAGAGTTGCCGATGACTTCCACCCCGGTGGGCATACCCAAAGGCTTTCGAGCCATTCGTCGTATCTCCGTCGACTGTAGATTATTTTCCCGTTGACCTTGTTCCAGACGCCTTCTGGAATCTGTCCCTTTGACCGTCTGGTTTGTAGGGCGCGGTAGGTTATCCCAAGCAGCGCCGCCATGACCTGTTCGGGCACCTTGTCTTCGTACTCGATTTGCTCTGCGGTACTCATAGACAATACCTCTCCGCCCCAGCTATTGCCGGGGAGGGCATGATGGTAGGATTTAGACGCCCAGCCGGGTTAGCTCAGGGAGAGCTAGTGGCGCCCGGCTGGGTTACTTGATGAGTTCGGCTGGGACGTTGATGGTTTCGCCCAGCTTCGCTCGAACGATGGCGCGGCAGGCTGCTATTAGGTGGGTTGGACCTGCCGATGCTGCATCAGCTGGCATATCGCAGCCGCAGGCTGTGAAGAATCGCAGCGGTTCGCCATGCCAGTCGCTACCGATCCACTCGAATTCAAAGCGGTGCTTTTCAATCAGTGGTCCGCCTTGAGCCCATGAGTCCGAAGGTTCGTATCGCTCGACTTCTTCAGTAATCGAGCGAGGGCCAAAGGTGCAGCCATATTTGCAGCAGTGAATGCCGCCTCTCACGTCATAACGGTACTGTCCAATGTCATGGACAATGACCTCTTCGCCTTCAGCCATTGCAACGGCCCAATTAAGCGCTGCCCCCTCAAGATCCCAGATCTTCACTTCTACGGTTTCGCTCATTCCCCACCTCCCATAGACTTGCCGATCTCGGCGGCGGCGCGGACGATGGCTAGTCGAATGCACGTGTCCTGATAGAAGACATCGTTTTCAGCAGTTCTAAACATGACTGTCGGATTGCTCTTTGGGCTATGGATCTCCAGATTAAGCAGAACTGCCAGCCTCAGCGCGTCGCCGTCGTCGTGTCGTGGGTCCCATTGTCGCCACCGCCCAGTCTCTGCCAGGATTAACGGGATGGAGATGGAGTGGTACGGGTATGAGAACTGATAGCCCGCCGCCCGCGCCGCCAGTTCGAGTAGCTCGCGGTCGTTCATTGCGTTTCTCCTTCCAGGGCTGCGTCGATTTCAGCGTCTAGGTCTTCCTGGTTGAGTACGATGTTCTCCGGGGTCATCCCGGCGAATACGCCGCCTTGTCTGATCGTTTCGAGGTCTCGCTCTCGCAGCCACCGGTAGCGAGCGGCATCCTTCGCCATGCGCCGAATCTGCTCTGGTATGCTGACATTGCCGCCGTCTGGAGGGTCCATGTAGTAGGTGCCAGGCAGGGCGCTTGCGCACTCCTTCAAGTACTGCTCCAACAACTCGCAGTGTTTCTGCGTGTCCTTGTGGGCGCAGTTCTCCGCCTTGAGCCGAGCGCTCAGCAGATCAACCTCGGCAATCAGCTTGAGGATGGCTTGTGGATTGGCGGCGGCACGGAATGCGGAGTCTTCGCCGCCGGCTCCGGATGGATTGGCGATGTACCGCTCCGCCAATTCCTTCAGCTTGTTGATATCGGTCATGGCTTGGTTCCTTTGATGATTTCGTCAAGATCGATTGGCACATTGATGCTTTTCAGCATCTCGGCGAACTGCTTCAGTGCCCCACGCAGAACCTCGTTCTCCGCCTTGATCTGGTCTTTCTCTCGCGTCCATTCCAGCCATGCGTCAATGTCGTAGTCGCCTTTCATGCCTTGACGCAGCCTGTCGCTCTCCGCCTTGAGCTGGTCGATCTCGTCCAGCAGGGCGAGGATGGTCTTGGGGTTGGCGGCGGAATCGAACAAATCCCAAGCAGCGGAGATCGGCTCATCCTCGCTCCGCTCAATTCGGATCACGTCCTCAGCAAGCCTCCGCAGCTCTGCGTGGTCGGTCATGATCTGGTCCGCCTGCTTTACGCTTTCCAGCAGTTCGTTAAAAAGTGGCTCATCCATCACTTCACCTCTATTCCGGCTTTCTGGAGGGCTGCTAGACATTCCCTGATTCCTCGGTTGAATTCGGCAAGCTCAGGATAAGCATCAAGTGATGAGCTACCATATGGCTTTGGCGGCCTCACCCTCAGAGCCGCGCGGCTGGCTTGCCAGGCCTTGAACGCAAGGTGAGCCGAGTAGTCTTTGAAGCAGTTGCGCTCATCCTGCCATTCCGACTCAAGGCCATGCTCGCGCAGTAGCCAAGCTTCAAACTCTTCTCTCATGTCAGGCACGGTCAGGACTCCTTTGGGTGGCCACGCAGACGGTCGGCCAACTCCATCTCGGCGTAATAGGCGCTCATGCTTTCGGCATCGTTGAGGTTCAACGTTCCGTAGACATGGCGGTTATAGAATTGCGTGGTGCCTAGGCAAGGCTTCGACAGGTTCAGGGTGTAGCCGCGCTTGTCGGCCAGGAACTTAGCGACTGCGGCGGATCGGCTCATGCCTGCTTGGCAGTGAACGATGATCGGTTCATCACCACACTCGTTCACGAAGTCGTGGATCTGCTTGGCGTCAATGTGGCTGAACACCCGAAAACCATCGCTTCCCAGGTATCCGTCTACATCATCAAATTCCAGCCGCAGAACGCGCTTGTGATCGCAGGCAAAGGCATACCAGTCGCCCTTGCTGCCGATGCTGATCACGTTACTCGGCGTCTCGATCCTGCTGGCATCCACTGCGGAGAGGAATGTCACCTCTCGCCTGTTCACTGCTTGCTCCATCTGCTCAACTCCTGTCCTTTCAACTCGGTCTGCTCGTATAGGTTCTGGAAGTCCCCGACGACCCGGAAGATTCCCAGGACGAAGAGAACGATGACTATCACTGCCAATATGGTTTCGTTGTCGTTGTCCACAGTTGGTCCTCCGGGGGGGCGGATACGGTTGGGTTCGTTGGGGTTATTCGCCCGCTGCTTTGGAGATCAGGTGCATGAGCATTTCGCGCAGTTGCTCGCGCTCTAGCACCTGTCCGGTTTTCGCGTACTCGTCGGCCTGGCGCAGGATCGCGTCGATCTCGATGTTGAACATCGGCGAGAGCACGTCTGGCTCGCACTGCTCGAGCAGCAACTGGATTGCGCGGGTCGGGTGCGCCATCGTGATCCCGAGCCAGTTGTAGGCCGAGGCAGTGCGGTAGTAGCGAAGGCCGGCGATCTCATGCCGCTGAGGCGGGCGGAAGGGTTTCGTGCGCATATGCAATCCGGGTAGGTTGAGCCTACATTTTCCAGATTGCTGTATATGCGTACAGTGGTTGGCGATGGGTGGCTATGCCTGCTCCGACAGGTACTGCAACTCCCAGGTCGGGTGGAACTTCCTTGGCTTGCTTTCGCCGTCGAGCTTGATCATGAGGTGGGCGCCCTTGGCGCTTGTGATTGTCCCTCGCTCTTCGGTGCCGCGCCCTCGGTAAATGACTTGGCCGCCGCGCTTGCATGGAACGGCATAGGCCTTGCGGATGAACTCCATGCTCATTGCGTCCCTCCCTCCTGCTCGCCCAGCAGGTCGCGCAGGTCGTTCGCAATCTCAAGCATCTTCTTCGCGCGTGTCGTGGCTGCTTTCGTGCCTGCCGGAACGTTTTCGCAGTTCCAATCGGACTCTCGGCGGCACTCCCGCTCTATGCGTCGCAGCAAGTCCTCGGCGACCGGCACATGACCATCCGGGACCATGTAGAGTGCCTTGGTCCTGCGCTCGGTTCTCTCCCTTGATACATGCCCGCAACGACCAGCGAGCGATCGACTGATCCCTAATTCGCTGATGAACCCGACGAGGGACAGCTTATCAGCCATTGCCGTTCTCCTTGCCCTGGTTGAGCAGGACGCGAAGGTCTGCCGTTATCCGGTAGCATTCAGTCGGGAACGAGGTAGACCAGGCGCATGCGCAGTACTCTTCTGGGCCGCGGCATGGCTCGTTCATCACCTGCTTGGCGATCAGTCCATGGCGTTCAGCGCTTTCCTGTATGCCTGCCCCATCGAAGCTTCCGCCATCGAGGGCTCCGCAGATGATCTCGCGCGCGAACTTGGCCATCCCCTGCACAAGCCCCTCGCTGACCGTCATACCGTTGATGCGCGCCAGTTCGTCGAGGCAGGCGTTCCAGCCGCTATTACGATTTAGCCCTGGGACGCCGGCATTTAGAAGCTTCCGCTCCGGCACAACCACCACCCTTGCGCGCAGTGTCGCGAGTTCGGCGCGAAGCTCCTCGATCTCCATCTCCATGCCGCCGCACTGCTGGCGGGCAGCATCTCCCTTTGCCGCTGCGTCCTCGGCCATGGCTAGTTTGGCGACTAGGGCGTCGTAGTCGGAGGCCAGGACGACCTCATACCCCATTACTGCCTGCTCGCCCTGGGTCAAAGAGCGCATGCTCGGCACGTCGAACCGCTTCACCTCACTCATGACCTACCTCCTTGCTGGCTGCTCGGCGCTTCTTCATGATCTCTGCTACGCCGTCGGGGTACGTGATAGCCACGGCCCCGGCTGCGAGAGCTGCTGACTTCTTCGACAGGCAGATATCGAAGTGCTCCTTGATGGTCCCGGCATGCTGAATCCACTTCCGCTGAACACCGATCTTGTCTGCCATTGCGAGCAGTTCCTCGGTCGTGTCCGCGAGCATGTGACACATCTTCATGCGGCCAAAGGTTGCGTTCATGTCGTCGACGTAAACGGCCATCACACCCCCTCCTTGCCGGGCGCGGCGGCCTTCCGAAGTGCGGCGTTCAATGCTCTTTCCATCGATTTGAACGGGGACTCGCCCGGTCGGAAAGCGTCAAGGGCAGCCACGATCATTTCGCCAGTAACCTTCAGCACGCTGTGCTGAGCCGAGCTGCCGGGCGCGGCGATAAACTTCCCATCTTCAAACGCCGTAGCCAATTCGGTCGCTACCCGCTGACACTGCTTCAAGTGGCCGACGAACAGTTCACGCGTTCCATCCCCCGCACGCACGCAGTATGGCCAGAAACCCTTCCCAGTTTTTTCTACGCGGTACCGCTCAAGCCCGAACACCTCCGGCACAACATCCGCCCTTGCGCGCAGTGCTGCGACTTCCTGCCTTAGCGCCTGGGCCTCGGCGGCTAGGGCGTCGTAGTCTGCATATCTGACGTACTCCCCGTGCTCATCCTCAGTAACCCCCCAGGTGTATTCGTTGAACCGCTCCACCTCACTCATGATCTACCTCCTTGCCGGGCGCGGTCCAGGCGCTCGATCTCGGCCAGGATCAAGGCGCCGGCACGCACGTAGTTGGAACGCGCGTCTCTCGGCTTCCACCACTTCGTCACGAACGGCCAGATGGCGGGCGCTTCGTCATTGGCTCCGTTGAGGATGTATGCCGCTGCGGCGCGCGGAAGTTCGGCGGCGCAATAGAGGTCGTCGTGCTCCGGCGTCCAGCCCTCGGCGGTGATCTGCCGGCGGCGCTCTGCCTGCACGTCGATCCATGCCTGCGGCACCGAGTTGCCGGGCACGTCGGCGAGTATGGAAAGCAGTTGGCGCTCAGCCGTAATTCGGGTGTCGTGGTCCTTGTCGCTCATCATGTTGAGAAGCGGCTCAATCGGAACCAGCTTCCAGCCCTCCGGCACGCTGTGCTGAGCCGAGTTGCCGGGCGCGGCGGCGAGCAGTTTTCGCGCAATTGCTTGAGCATGCTGTTCGCGCACGATACAGTAGCCATGCTCGTCGCCTTGTTCCGAGTGCTCAGCATTATCGGCAAAAATCTGCAAGATCATGTCGTCATCCGGCACGCTGTGCTGAGCCTTGGCGACCGCTAGCGCCTCGTTGAGCCGGAACCCTTCGTGCACCCAGTCCGTCAACTTCCCTTCCAGCTCCGCGACCCTGGCCAGGGCGACTTCCAGCCGCTTAGCGTTTTCGTCGCGCTCGTACATCACTTTCATGCACTTTTCGAAGCTGCCAACAGGGTCACCTTTGGACTCACTCAGGCGCTCGACTTCGACCAGGGCGGCGTCGCGCTCTTTACGCATTTCATCCCAGTCCGCGAGGCGCTGCTCTGCCTGCTCTGCCCACGAATCGCGATCCGCCCGCAGCTCCCCGACGATGCGGTCGTGCTGTTCGAATAGGTCAGCGGCTTTCTCGGCGTACTCGACGATGGAAACGTCGCACCCTGTATCGCGGCCTTCGGCATCCTCGAAGCGCAGATCAACGTTGTCGCCGTCGATGTCTTCAGCGTCCATAGCGCCGATGTTGCGCAGGACGAACGCGACTTCTGCTACCTCCGGCCGCTCCTCTTCCCCTACCAGGTCGGTCCCCCACTTCGCTACAGGCACTTCGAACCGGTCGTTGGCTACATCAATGGCGGCACGCAGGGTTGGGGCCGGAGAGGGTTGAGTCTGCGCTGGGGAGGGTTGCGCCAGGGCGGCGCGGGCCATCCACCCCTTCTTGTTTTCCCGTATGGAGTGGTGGTTTTCGTTCAGATCATACTTGTCTTCAATTCCATACTCCTTGCAGGCCCAGGCTAGGAACTTCTCCAGCTCATCCCCGCCTGCCTGCTCTACCGGTGCCTTGTTCAGTTCCTTGCTCACAATCCCTTCTCCTGCCGCTCAATAGCAGCGATGAATTCGACAATCTCTGTGCTGAGGTCCATGGCGCCAATGCTGTTGTGGACCCCGACGTAGCGGTTTGCGCGCTTCAGAAGGAGCACCGCTGTGCGCAGGCCGGAGTCACGCTTGGTCTTCGCCTTGACTTCCATCATCCACCTCCGGGTAGACCTGAACGCCCTCGGCGCCCTGGGCCTGGTTGATCGCTATCTGCCTCACCGCTCTCGCGAATAGCAGAATGTCGTCTGGGGTCATGAGCTGGCTTTCTTCGGGCCAGCCGGTGACCGTCACACCGCCAGGGCGGTGATGCGCTGTTAGCTGGTGCATGGGGTTATTCCTGTTCGGTCAGGGATGGCAGACTTCGACGACGCGGTGATAGTCGCCACGGAAGGGCATGGCCTTGTAGCCCTGGTTCATGGGGTAGATTCCCCAGGACTGGCGAGAGCAGGCCGCCATCATCGCCGCGTACTTGATGACCTCGATGACGTCTTTCTTGATGTACATGACATGGCCCTCATGCACCCATCGCCGACTTGATCTGTGCCGAGTGACTGCGGCTGACGGGAATCCAGTTCTCGGTTCCGAGCAGCAGCACTTCGCCGGCCTGGGTGTCGTCGGGCCGGCGCTTGAACATGCTGATCAGCGACCGGCGAACCAGGGCCTTACGGTGGGTGCGGATGAACTCGTCGGAGAACTCTGTTTCCAGTTCCCTGATCGTGTCGCGCAGCAGCAGGAACCCATCCGCGTAGTACGCGATGACGTACTTATCCTCGGCGACGAAGTGGGTGATCTGCTCAACTGGGATTTCCTTGGAATGTTTGCCGCATGTGGCTTTGAGTACGGTTCTCATGCTGCCACCCCCAGCACCTTCTCCATGCGCTCCTCGAGCAGTTCGTAGAAGGTCTTTACTCGCTCGGACAGCTTGCGTATGTAGGCCTCATCACGGTGGACGCGCACCATGCAAAGTGGCATGCCTGGCCAGTAGCCGAGGAAGTCGATCCACTCGCGCTCCGAAACCCAAAGGCCTCCATAGCACTGAGCCGCGTGCTCGGAAGGCAGCTCGCCTGCGATGATCACGCTCACCAGCTTTTCCGGTACCTTGGTTTTCACCTCTATCAGGCCGTTGTCGCCGACCAGCCCATCCGGCGAATAGCCGATCCCGTGGTTCAGAATGATCCCGGCCTGCTGGATCTGATCTGGCTCGGCATCTGTGCGCAGGCAGTACAAGTCGCGCACAACCGGCTCAAGCTTGTGACCCCTGGCGCTGCTACCGTTACCACGCCATGGCTCGGCCTCTGCTCCGGTGATCCGCTCACCAATTAGACGGTCCATGTAAGTGAAGGCGCCAACGCCGAACCCTGCCTGGCCTTTGCCGTTAACCATCAACACGTCCAGTTCGGAGCAGGTTGCGATTCCAAGACGCGCGTCAAGCCACTCCTGGGAGCCCTGCTCCAGGTCCTTGAAGATCTGCATGATTCACTCCTGGGAGCGCTTGGCGCGCTCGCGAGCCTTGGTAAGCCGTGCCAGTGCCGCATCGAAGTCGGCGGATGGGACACCCTCAGCAGAGCCGTACATAGCATCGAAGGCTTCTTGCGTGTCCTGAAGGCATTGGGAGAGAAGGGTTTTCAGTTGCTGCGCCTGAGCTTGGGTAATGAGCTTCTTTGGCGGCACAGCCGCGTTGCCGTCGTCGTCCTCGCCGCGAGTGGTGATGTTCAGCAGTGCGGACAGCACGTAACGCTTGCCGTAGCTGACCGATGATCCAAGAGACTGAACGGCGTTCTTGCTGCCACTTGTGTCTAGCGGAACGAGCATCGTCGTCTGCTCTCGGTGTCCGGCGCAGTGCATCAGAATTCCAGTAACCGAAACGCCAGTCTGAACAGTCTCGACGCGGAAGCTCACTGCGAAACCGAACCGCTGCATGATCGGCTTCACGATGTCGTTGATGTCTTCGAAGGTCGCGTAGTTGCTGCGCTTTTGGCCGTTGACGGTGATAGCGCCACGCTCGGCAATGCTCGGCAATTCGCTTTGCATGGCGGCCATGGATGCGTTGAACTCAGCCTCTGCGCTGCGGGACTGCATCCGTTCGTGCATGGCCATAAGCCGCTCCATCTTCTCGATGTCGCACGCAGGGTCAGCAGCGGCACGCTGGATCACTTGAAGGATTGTTGCCGACTCACCAGCTTGGATTACGGCAGCACCTTCCTGCCGCTGTGCAATGGAGTTGCTCATGATGGGCCTCAGTAGTTGATTGTGATGTGAGGAACCTTGCGCTGAGCGATCAGTGTGATCGCCTGCTTGGCGCATTCCTCGGGCATGCCGCCGGCGATCAGGGCCGCCAGGGCTTCGTTGTTGATGGCTTTCTTGTGGGCCTTGTCGGCTTCTCGGGCTGCTGCCTCGCGCTCGATCCTGGCTTGCTCGTCTGCCTGCCGTTGGCGCTCTGCGGCAGCGGCTTCTTCGGCGCGCCGCTGTGCATCACGCTCAGCCTGCTCGGCGCGTTGCTGTGCTTCCAACTTCTCGCGCTCCGCCTTCTCGGCAGCGAGTCGCAGTTCCAGTTCCCGGCGCTCGGCGGCAGCCTTTGCCTCGGTTTCGCGGCGAGCGGCGGCTTCGCGTTCTTCCTGGGCGCGTCGTTCCGCTGCAAGGCGCTCGGCCTCGGCTGCTTCGCGGGCAATGCGTTCCTCGCGCTCTTTCTGCTCGCGAGCAGCAGCTTCGGCGCGCAGTCGCTCCAGTTCGGCCTGCTCGGCTTCATACTTCTCGCGTGCAACGAGGGCTTCGCGCAGCGCGGCCAGGGCCTTGTCCTTGGTACGGGCGGCCTCGGTTTCGAACTCTCCCCAGTCCTCGCCAATCAAGAGACCTTCCAGCCATTCAATGTTGGCTTTCAACTCGGTCGAATCTAGGTCGCGGCATTCAAGACGCAGGTTGATCTGATCGATGCCGGCCTGGTGCTTGGCCTTGCGCATTTCCTCGCGCTGCTCCCACTCCGTTAGCGGCTGGCGTACCTCCGCCTGCCAGGAGTCCAGAAGGTCACGCATGCGCTTACGCTCGGCATCGACCTTCTTGGGCACTTCCTTCAGCTCGGCGACCAGTTCCTTGCCTACATTGTCCAGCGCCGTCTTAGAGCGGGCGACCTTGTAGGCGATGGAGGCGATGGCATCGCGGCCCTTGCGGGTTGAAACGTCCGGCACGAAGCCGTCGATTTCCTCGCGAATCTTGGCCAGGAACGGGTCAAGGCCATTGGCTGCCGAGTAGACTTGCAGAGCGGTTTCTTTGGCTGGTACTTCGACCAGTTGGTTTTCTGCGGACATGAATGATCCTCGCCGCGCATGCGCAGCCAGTGAAGGGAGGGGTTATTGGCCAGTGGCCGTAGATTCTGCGGTGATGATCCCGCCCCAGATCGGGCCGGCTGCGAGAATGAACAGGTACAGCAGGCCGCCGAAGAGGCTGCCTAGCCAGATTGCTGTGCGTCTGGTGTTCATAGCCCTGCCACCTCAACAAACGCCACGGCGAACATGAACACGCTGCCCACAAAAAAGCCGCCGAAGATCAGGACTTGGGCGGCCTCTTTCAGGTCTATGGTGATGGTCATGGCGTGCTCTCCATTGCTTCATCAACAGCTTTGTCTACGGCCTTCCCGAAAAGCCAGTTAGACACCTGATCGCCACAGTCATCGGTAAGCGACACCATCGGATAGACCCCGTCTGCGTCCGCCGACTTGTCCCGCAACCACCGATAGCGCTTAGCATCAGCCTCAGCAGCGCGCAGGCGAGCGATCAGGCCAAGTATCTCCTCTGCTGGAGTGTTGATATTTACATCCGTCAACACTGGCTCGTTACAGCAGACTTCCTCGCGCGCGCTCATGTATTCGGCCCCGGATTTGAAATTGCCACAACAGACGAATGCCCTCTTGTGGCAGTACTCTTCCAACTCCGCCAATTGCTCATCACTGATCGATTGCACGATAGGGGTTGTCATTTCCCTTCCTCCTGGCGGCGGTAGCCGGCGTCAAATAGCGCGTAAAGCGTAGGGTACTGATATGGAACTCCTTGAATTGACATAGCCATATCACCGACTGCCTTCTCCCGCTCCTCGGCGGCGATCTGCTCAGGGGTTCGGAGCGGGCGGAAAGCAGGAAGAGATCCGAATTTCAAAACGGCATATGACCCGTACTGCCCCTTTCTTTTGCCTTCGCACCAACGGAATACGACACGGCCCTCGTCGTGAGCGAGTATCTTGGCTCGAAAGTACGCAATATCGGCGCCGTCCCAGATGGCCTCGGCCTCAATGCCAATCGGAGGAAAGCCTTGGCCGTCCCATGAGGTAGGCACAAGCCGCGGAACGGAATCTTCAATGAGGGACTTGCCTTCTTCTGGGTTGCAATACCTCATCCAAAAGGGAGGGCAGAAGTACATCGGTATCTCGCCATCCTTCAGCCACGGGTAGGCGAGTTTTTGGTTGTAGTGCGTCGCACCCTCTGGTGCCTTGTTCCAGTCAATGCTCATACTCGTCTCTCCCTAACCAGTCGTTCAGCGTTCTCGATCAGCGTTGCTTCGAATGCGCGGAACCAGATGCGTTGTGCCAGTTCCAGGTCGCCTCGGCGCACTGCAAGCAGTAGCTGAGTCATCGGGCACTCTTTGCTGTCGACCTCGGCAAGCCACTCAAGCACGAATCCGGCGAATCCGTAGACCGTAAACTCAGGGCCGATAAAGGGCCTTTCTTTCCGATCATGGAACGGCACGCAATCACCGTCCTCGCAGTTCAACAGCTTGCCGACTTGCTCAGTGACATACTCGCGGTCGCCGTTATCGTCTGGCGGCAGCGCGTTGTCCCAGCGCTCCTGGGCGTATTTCAATGCAGTGTTCATTTCTCACCTCAGTCGGTGTAGGCGATGTACTTGAACTGGCCTTTCTCTTCGTTGAAGTACTCGAAGCGGCCGCCAAACGTCCCGATCACGGCTTTTTCAACCTCGGCGCGCGAAGTGCCGATGGGGAAAACTCCCTTCTTGATCATTGACGCGCCCGAATGCGGTTCCCATGTCCAGTCGATTTTGGTTGGGTCAAGCACCCGAGGCTTGCTTTCGAGGAAAGCCCCATATCCACCAATGTCTAGGATGATCGTGTGAATCTCGCGCACACAGAGCGGATCGTCCGCCGCGCGCCAACCGCAGTCAGGACAGCACATGTCCGCGCTCGTATGCGCTGCACACGGAGGGCTAATATGGCAACTGCAATTCTCGACCCTCTCCAGCTCAATCACTCCCTCGCAGCCGCCGCGGTTGCAGATGGAGCCTTCCTCGTATCCGAGTTCTTTCATGTCTCACCTCGCGTTCGCGTGCATGCGGCAGCGTTCCGAATCGCTGTCGTCATACAGGCGAAAAAATGCCCGGACTTGCCGGGCTAATGAGCGGTAGGGTGGGGATGGCCGGAGTTTCACCGGCGGCTTAATTGGTCACTGCCAATAAGCTATTACCGCTATTCGCATGCGATACTTATCCCCATTGAAGGGTGGCGTCCTTGCCGGGGAAGTCAGCGGGCTCTGCGAACCTTGAAGCAGAGCATTGCCTCAGCGCTGTCAAAGACCTCTTCAAGATCCTTGAATGCCTTGTACTTGGCCTTGCTCCGGGTTTCGGCGTAAACCCTGTGTACGTAGTGGCGTGCGTCTCCGATCAGGTAATCGACCTGAAACCAGTCGAAGTCACCAGTCAGAACCTCCCATTCTTTGAGCGGCATCTGGCGAGCCATCCCCAGGTACTCAACATCATGAGTTGGGTGGTAGTTGTTTACTGCCTTGGTTGGGTCGGAGTCCAGCGCAACGCCGATGTAATTGCCGCGATCCTCAAGAATGATCCCGGGCTGACCGCAGGCGATCACCATGCGGCCAATGTGCGCTGGCACTCCGTATTGCTGGCAAACGTACTCCAGCGGCTGTCCGTATGACATCTCGCCTCCAGTGTGTATGCGCCAGGGCGCGGTTAGGCGGTTGGTTTGACTGGTCGAACTGAAACAACAACCCAAGCATCATTTCCAATAACAAATACACAGGAAGCTTCTTCGTAGGGGCCGTCGTAGAGGTTGCCGTCCGAACCTTCTTGCCCGAAATCGATCTTACCGTTCATATCGGCGATTCCATCCCAAAGCGGGCCAGTAGTCAGCGCATGCGATGCCCATTCCGGGGCGCTCTTCCAGTCGATATTTACGCTGTTCTCCAGCGGAAGCTCTGGACTCGGCATCCAGTATTTGACCTTGTAACATTTGCTTTCGCCTTTACGTTGGCACCATGCGCCTAACCATTCGCCTTCTCCCTCGTAAGTTGCTCCTTCTATTTCATATCGCCCACATACCGGGATCATGATCAGGCATTTGTCGCCAACGTTTGGTAGATGATCACTACACTTGATCCACTCACTCATCTATCACCTCACCAATAAATAGTCAGAAACAGAACAACGAACAGCGCTGCGAACTCAAAAAGGGTTGGCATGGATTCCTCTCTTGCCCGGGGGCTGGTAATTGGCTGTATGGGGGAGTGGTCTGGCCGGTGCTGCATCTCCGGCTCAGGGTGACCGCCTGCCTGACAGTTCAATGTCTGGCTCAAACACCCGGCTTGTTTGAAACGCGTCCGCGCATCAGCCTGCGCATTCAGACCACTCTCCGATACAGCCTGGGGTGGGGGCCAGGTGGATCGGGCCTGCGTTGGGGAACCCGGCAGGCGCGGGCGGTGACTACTTGTCGTATTTCTCGCCGCAAAATGGGCAGTAGGAGGCGCGAAGGAAGCTCTTCTGCTTCACGTTCTTCATGCCTCCCGACTTCTTTGGTGCCTGGAACTGGATCTCCACCGGGCATGCGGCACGATGGCTTACGCCTTCGCTCCCACCTAGTCCGAACACGTATCCTTGAAGCTCAACGGTTAGGCCGGTAGCGCCAGTGGGAAGCTGCTGCTGTACGTGTTCCCTCAGGCGCTGTTCCGACTCGCTGTGACAGTTGCACATGCCTTCCTCTCTTCCCGTATCAGGGCAAATGGATTGCATCCCGCTGCTAGCCAAGGCTTGCAGGGACGACTTTCATCGCTTCAGCGACAATCGAGTGAACTCCTTGTGAGTCAACCGTGGCGAACCCCTTTTCGGCGTGGTCCCACTGCTCATCCTCGTCTCCGGGGAAATTGCTGCACGCCACTGAACAGACGCCAAGCCCGTCGGGCTTGAAGTAGAGGCGCACCTCCGGGCCGTCATCCCCGCGATCAAGCATCACGAGCACCTGGCCCAGGTCTTCGAACTCAAACAGCTTCGCGAACTGCTTCATTGGTATTCCTCGGTTTGGTTTCCCAGATGCCCCTCGGAGGAAGGGCATCGAGGAAATCGGTATTGCTCCCGCGTTCGCCTACTGGGCTTCTACAACCCGCGGGTGTTGCTGTCCTCACCACTGCCGATAGCAGCTCGGACTCGATGTGTTTGGCCTTGGGCTTCCCTCGCTGCGCCTTCAATCGGCTTACGGAGCAGGTCATGGGGACTAGGGGTGATCTCGAGGGTTCGCTGCAGCCCGGCGGCCTGGTGAAGTGGGCAGCTGATCGCGAGGCGCCGACCCGTGTCGTCGGCTGGGCTTAGTGCTTCATGGGATGGTTCCTCCTCTGGTGATGGGGTGGAGAACTCTCCGGTATGGAGCAGGTCGATCCCTCTTCGGGGCCTGGAACCGACTTCCCTCGGTCCGTGGTATCCGGCGAGCCTCCGGCTTGTTGCCGCGTTGTTCTGCGGCGTTGAGGTGAAATTTAGAAAACTAAACGATTAAGGTCAAGGGATTTTTTTAGAAATCTAAACTTTTGGGTTGGGCGGGCACAAAAAAAGCCCGCGCTAGGCGGGCTCTGTCCCTCTGGTTAGGGGTGTTACCGTGTGAGCATCTCGCGAAGCTTCACACCATCAGCGATGCTCACGACCTTGGCCACTACGCCTCCTTGGGGGAGGAGTCCGTACTTCGATGGCGCTTGCCAAGTGACGGTTGAACTGAGGAAGTAGTCGCCTGGCGGGATGTCCGTGAATGTGAAGTTTCCGTTCCCATCCGCCACCGTAGTGATGGACCCCTGTCCTGATCGAGGATCTGGCGCCTCAAGCGCTTGTCCTCCTATATAGTTCACTTCGTACCACTGTTTCGAATAGGACGTAACGGGGACTAGGTAAACTGTGCTCCCTGCACCGAATTTCACATCTCCACCAACGGTCTTCATAAAGACCTGGCCAGTCAATGTGCCAGTCCCTTTTGTCGGAAGAGCGGCAAATTCAGCAGCAGGGAATGGAATTCTCGGGACCGGCGTTTGTTGAGATACGGCACAACCTGACAGCATGATAATTATTGCTGCTATGGCGATTAAACGCATGAAACCTCCTTGATTATCAAAAAGCCCGAGTGCCGGTCGGCACCTGACTACATCGCGCCGCCACGCCAAACGATACGACCGATAATGTCTACGCCGCGCATACCATCATCAGTGACAGGCTGGTCTGGGTATCGATTTTTGTCCTGGTTATCCGACCGAATTAGCCATCCTCCCGATATCTCACGGATAAGGCGCTTGAAGATCACCTCTTGGTCGGCATCATACAGGGCGAACATTTTCCCATTCGTCGGCTCCTTGCAGGAAACATCTATCAGGACGACCTCTCCGTCGGAGAGGGTTGGCCAGTTGCTATCTCCCTGGTTGTAGGCTGCGCGAAGATTTTCAGCCCTTAGCCCCATCCGTCGAAGCCAGTCGCGCTTAAATGCCAACCCGCCCTTGACCTCAACATGATCGTTTAGGTAGCCATTTCCTGACGAACCCTTAGCAGTGAGCTGGGGAATAAGCGCGTAGTCGGCCTCTGAAGGAGACCCTTCATGTGAGGGCAGATCCTTTTCTCCCTTCCCAGTTTCCAGCCATGAGGCGCTGCATTGAAGCACCTTGGCCAAGGCAATCAGGTTCTTCCCTCTGGCCTTGTTGGTGCCATTGGTCCAGTGGGAGAGGGTCCCCTTGGAGACCTTGATCTCTCTGGAGATGTCCGAGGCGCTGATGCCTAAGGCATCCATGCGCTGATTGAGTCTGTCTGAAAAGTCCATGTTTAGGATTCTAAATCCTTGTTGGTTTAGATAACTTGCACACGGCTGTTTATTTTTCTAAACTCCAGCAAAACCATGGAGGCAGCCGTATGAATTACGAACAGGCGCTCACCCACTTCGGAACAGGGCGAGCGATTGCAAAGGCCCTAGGCGTAAGCCCTGGGCGAATTTCTCAGTGCAAATCGGAAGGTGGGTTTTCCTATCAGCATCAGTGCGTCCTGGAGAAGGCATCCTCTGGCGCGCTTCAGGCCCGTGAAGAAGACGAGCCTCAGCGGATGGCGTCTTGACCATGACAGCCAGCCAATTAAACGCCGAGCGTGATGCAAGGGCACGGGAGTTCGAATCCCTGATCCTCAACCGACTTTTGTCGGTGGGTCAGAAGACCGTCGCTGACGCAATCGGCGTGAGCGAATCGACTGTGAGCCGCTGGAAAGAGGGCGAGATAGAGCGGTGGTGCAAGGTGCTTGCGCTGCTGGAGCTACAGGTCGTCCCGATGTCGGCTCAGTGCCATCCATCCGAGTACATCCAGGCGCTCAAGACCCTGGCCGAGCTTGGCTTGCAGGCCGAGAAGAAGCGGCCTGGACCGTTGGGGTGGGATTGATGCGAAAACACCTCACGAATACCGATTACGCCGCAATGGCTAACGCTGCTGAAGAGCTGGCGGGTATGGGGTCGAGTGAGTGGAGGCGCAGATACAACAAAGCCCTGAGCGACTACTACAGGGCTTTGTCGGTGCGTGGATCGGTGGCAGCCGAATCACGCGTGGGAAAACACAACACACAGGAAGCATAACCCATGAACTACGGGTTCATCTACTGTCTGGGCAACGCCGCAATGCCGGGAATCTACAAGATAGGTATGACGGAGCGTGCTCCATTGCAGCGGTGCGACGAGCTATCCAGTTCTACAAGCTCGCCACTCCCATTCAAGCTTTTGTGTTTTGGCCAAGTTGAAGATCCGAAAGATGTTGAGGCCGAGATTCACGATGGCTTAGCTGACAGGCGAGTTAACCATTCCAGAGAATTCTTCGCAGGTCCTTTTAAGTCGATAGCCAGCATCATTAAGGGCTACAGCAGTGGCTTTGCTTTGACCTCTGACGGTTACGAAGAAGAAGAAAAGGAACGGCTTCATAACGCTTTCCTCTGTGCAGAAGCGGCTGAACGAGTCGAGGCCTTGAACGAGGCTGCGAAGTTCAGCGGCATCTACATGTACCAGAAGGACGGACAGATCTGGTATCGCGGCCGAGCTAATCCCAATAGCTGGTTGTACGGGGCAATCATCTGCCTGAGAGGAGAACTGCTGGGCTTTGTTCCGGAAAAGGACCCAGGTGCGAGCGCGCCCCAGGAACAGCCTAGCCTCGTCGATGAGAAAGAAGAGGAGCTTGACTGGTGAGCACGATAATCATGACTCAGTGCTGGCCGCTTCAGGGAATGAGCGCCCCACAGAAAGCCGTTCTTATCTCGTTGGCTGACAACTCGAACGATGACGGCGTTTGCTGGCCGTCCGTTGCCAAGATTGCAGAGCGTACCTGCCTGTCAGAGCGCGCTGTGCGCAACGCGCTTCGCTGGCTGGAGGATGCAAAGATACTGATCAGTCACCAGCGCAATGGCCGATCCACTTGGTACACCGTTACCCCGGCATCTTATGCCCCCGGCACGACATGCCCCCCGGCACCAGATGCCGCCCCACCCCGGCACGACGTGCCGCCCACCCCGGCACCTGGTGCCCCCAGAACCGTAATAGAACCATCAAGTGAACCGTCAGTAGAAGCAACCGCTGCTGCCGAAGATGCGAATTCCAAGAAGACTGCCTGCCCGGTAAAGGCGATTGTCGACCTGTTCAACGAAGTGCTTCCAGAGCTGCCGACCGTGGTCTTGATCAACAAAGATCGGAAGTCGAAGGTGCAGGCTCGCTGGAATGACAGCGAAGTCCATCAGGACCTTGGCTTCTGGAGAGATTACTTCGATACCGTTCGCGCCAGTGATTTCCTGATGGGGAGGGTGACGGGTCGCGACGGGAAAGTGTTTCGCTGCTGCTTCGACTGGCTGATTGCTCCCTCCAACTTCGTCAAGGTTGTGGAGGGCAATTACCATGCGTGATCCCTACAGCCTCGAAGCCGAGCACGGGGTTCTTGGCGCGATGATGCAGCGTCCGGAGCTAATCGACGTTCTTGCCGATGAGCTGACCCCGGAGTCGTTCTATTTCGCAGACAACGCTGAGGTTTTCCGGGCGATCATGGCGGTACGCTCTGCCAACAAGGCGGTCGACTTCCTGACCGTAGCTGAGCAGCTTGGAGCGCTTCCTAGCGAGACCCCGGCACTGGCTTACTGCTGCGAGATCGTGAAGAACACTCCGAGTATTGCTAGCGCCTCGACCTATGCCCGTATCGTCCGTGAGCGCGCTGTTGATCGGGCACTGCATATCGCTGCCCAGGACATTTCCGAGATTGCCAGTTCGAGCCAGGAGACCGCTGAAAAGGTCTCTGCTGCTCATGCCGCAATCATGGCAGTGGATGCTGGCGAAACTAGCGTTGACGTTCAGAAGGCTTCAGATGTCCTGGCAACCCAGGTTGAGGTCTGGCAGCAGCGCCACGACCGCTATCGGAGCGGACAAACCCTGATGGGTATTTCTTCTGGGCTGACTGATCTCGACGCCAAGATCGGCGGGTTCCTGCCGGGCCAACTGATTGTCGTCGCTGGCCGACCAGCGATGGGCAAGACAACCTTCGCAATGTCCTGCTCGATCCATGCGGCGCTCAAGGAGCGGAAGTCAGTGCTGGCGCTTAGCCTTGAGATGAGCAATGGGCAGCTCATTGACCGCGCCGTTGCTTCAGTCGGAAAGATTCCGCTGAACATGATCCGAAACGGTACCGCATGCGAGGAGTACGGTGCCGAGCTGGGTGCCGCATCGCGGACTATCAGCATGTCCAGCCTGTACCTCGCGGACAAGCCAGCCCTGAATACGATCGGCCGAGTTCGCGCCATGGCGCGCCGTCACAAGATGCGCTATGGACTCGACATGCTGATGGTCGACTACCTGCAACTCATGGACGGGGAGGGGGAGAACCGCGTCAACGTCATCAGCTCAATCAGCCGCGGCTTCAAGCTCCTGGCAAACGAACTTGGCGTTCCTGTGATTCTCCTAAGCCAGCTTTCCCGAAAGTGTGAGGAGCGCCCTAACAAGCGCCCGATCCAGTCCGACCTCCGCGAATCCGGCGCCATTGAGCAGGACGCAGACATCATCCTCTTCGTCTACCGGGACGAGGTCTACAACGAGCATACCGAGTTCAAAGGGGTGGCCGAGATCATCGTCGCAAAGGGGCGCGACGTTGAAACGGGGACGGTACGTGCTGCGTTCTTGGGTCAGTACAACCGCTTTGAAAACCTATCCGCTGAATGGCGGCCTGCTGAGGCCGATAGGCCGCAGAAAGTAACTCGGCTGTCTGACCGCTATGGCAGCAAAGGAGCGGGCCAATGAAAGAGCAACGCTACAGAGACCCGAAGGCCGTACACGCCTGGAACAACGGAGAGGGCGGCAGGGCTGCCCGTAAGCGCTACGCGGAGCGTAACAAGGAAGCTATAAGGGCTCGCCTGGCTGCCCGCCTGAGTCGCAGCAACTCCGTCTCCAAGGCGCAGCTGATCGAAGAGGTCGCCCGGCTCCTTTCTTACGATGGCGAAACCGGCGAGCTTCGCTACTGCGATGCACCGCGGGAGATGTTCTCGACTCAATCGGCGTGGAAGCGCCACTCGACCTTCCTTGTCGGGAAGCCAGCAGGAAGCGTTCTGGAGAGCGGCGTGTGCCGCTATCTGAAAATCCAATACCAGCGTAAGCACCTTCAGGCACACCACGTGGCGTGGTTCATTTCCACTGGCCAGCACGTCCAGGATGGTTGGTTCATTGACCATATCAACGGCGATGGCCTGGATAACCGCATATGCAACCTGCGCCTGGTCTCCAGGCAGGAAAACATGCGGAACAAGCGGCTCTATCGGAACAAAACCATCAGGATATTTGGTGTTCTGCCAATTCGAGGGCAGCGCCTTCGTTACGAAGTGCGTATCGGTGGCGAAGCAGGTCAGGAGCGAGTCGGTATCTTCGATGACTTCTTCGAAGCCTGCTGTGCGCGAAAGTCGGCAGAAGTCCGTCATGGCTACCACGCCAACCACGGACGCCTGATGGAGGACTGCGACCCGCTCGCGGTCGTGAAGAGCATTTGGCCGCAGGGGAGGGTTGAGGCATGAAGACCTTCGAACTGATCCGCATGGAAGGCCTGCGCACCTACGGTCGCCAGATTGAGGCCAATACCTGGCGCGAAGCCGAGATGCAATGCCGCGACGGCGAGATCGTAAACGGCGAACTGATCGGTGTGTACGACTGTGACCCGGTAACTGAGGCCGTCTGCACTGCGCGCAATGACGTGATGATTGATAGCTTGGGGGTGTGCTGTGGCTGACCGCACTTTCCGCATCCAAGGCGCTGCCGGCATCCGTCCGGCTTTCGTCGCGGCCTGGAACCTCATCCAGGGGCTGATGAAAGAAGCACAGGGTGGCTACGAGCTGGTTCTACGCCCTCTCAAGTCGAAGCGCTCCATTGAGCAGAACAAGCGGTACTGGTCCCTTCTGCGCGAGCTGGCCGCCGTCGCCTGGGTCGACAACCGCCAGTTCGACGATCAGGTCTGGCACGAACAGTTCAAGCGCTGGTTCATCGGCTGCGAGGACGTGAAGTTGCCGGACGGCTCGACCGAGTTGCGCGGCATCAGCACCACGAAGCTGACCGTAGACGAGTTTGGAATCTACATGACCAAGATCGAAGCGTGGGCCGCCGAGCAAGGGTGGCCGCTGATGATGCAGGAGGTCGCATGAGCAAGTTCAAGGCGGGCGATCTCGCTCTTAATCTGCAAGACATCCCCAGCTGCATCAGTGCGGGAGTGGTAGTCGAGTTGATGTCTCGACTTGCCCCTGGTGATCTATTTGTCGAAGACGGCCAGACCTTTCTGGTGAATCGGGCAGCCTGGTGGGTGCTCCATGAAGGAGACCGGCTCTACATACCTGAACGGTATCTCATGCCCCTACGCGGCGACTTCCAGCCCGAGCAGAAGAAGGCGAAGGAGGAAGTGGCATGAGCTACTGCCGTTGGAGCAGCGATGATTTCCAGTGCGATGTTTACGTCTACGAAAGCGTAGCTGGTGGATTTGTCACTCACGTTGCCGCCAATAGGGTGGTTTTCAAGGATGAACTGCCTGCTCTGGTTCCTTTCGAGCCGGAGTACGTTGACCAGTTCTTGGCGCGCCACAACCAGGTAATGGCAATCGTTGATGCGGCTGATCGTGTGCGGATCGGTCTTCCACACGACGGCGACAGCTTCGATGACGCCGATCAAGAGGCCTGTGCGGACCGACTGGAGTATCTGAAAGGGCTGGGCTACGTCGTCCCGCAGTACGCCATTGACGCACTGCGCGAGGAAGCAGAGGAGGGCTCGGAATGACGATCGCCACCGGCCAGCCCAAGCCCCGCAAGTGCCAGAACACCGAATGCGGCGCCAAGTTCATCCCGCAGCGCCTGGGCCAGCGTGTGTGCTCTCCTGCCTGCGCCCTGGCCATCAAGGACAAGCACGCCAAGCCGGCACGGAAGGCCATCGCTGACCGCGAGCGGAGGGAGATCAAGGTTCGGAAGGAGAGGCTGAAGACGCACAGCGACCACATCAAAGATGCAGAGAAGGCCGTTCGGGACTACCGGCGAACCTACGAACTTTCCATCGGCAGCGGCTGCATAAGCTGCGGCAAGTCTCAGGCCGAGGTACTGGCCGAACAAGGCTGGAAGACTGGAGGTGCATTCGACGCAGGGCATTTTCTCGGCAAGGGGGCAAGGCCCGAGCACCGCCTGGAGCCATCCAACATATGGCTTCAATGCAAGGCCTGTAACGCCGGCTCCAGCAAGTACGCCAGGAAGGGGCTTACCGTTTCCCAGGGCTTCCGTGAGGGCTTGATCGAACGCATCGGCCTGGAAGCTGTAGAGGCTCTGGAAACCGATCACCGTCCCCGCAAGTACACCAACGACGAACTGAAGGCGATCACCGCCGAGTACCGCGCCAAGCTGCGCGAGCTGAAGAGGGCTACGGCATGAATCTAAACAGCGCGCGCATTGCCTGGCACGATGCGTTCTATACCCCTTGGAACAGCGGCATGGCTGAGGCGGCAGAGCGAGCTGCTCTTGGAATTGTCGAAGCTGGCGGATATGTCCGGCGCCGTATCACCGAGATAGATGATGATGGGGATGCTGTCTCCTACAGCCAGCACACCTTCGTGCCAGGAATCCACCAGACCAGGACTGAGCGCGACATTAGCACTCCTCGGGCTGTTCACCAGGCGCTCGCCGGCGTGATTCAAAAGGCGATCGATACCCTCCCGGCGCACCTGAAGGTGTTCGGCAATCACATGTACAGCCCGATGGCCGGCGAAGACGACAAAGAGACAGCGGAAGAGATCGTGTTCAGGGTCGCGTACGAAACTGGCCCAAGGATGTACACGAAGAAATTCGAGAAGGCGCGCTATGTCGCTGCGGGAGTCTTGTTCCGGTACCGTCGCATGCACCAGGGCGGCCAGAGCGAAGGCGTTGATCCCTGCCCAAGCCCTGAGTCGTTCCGCGCCTGGCTTGACCGTATGCATGGCATTGAACTTGACCCAAGAAACTGGGATAGGGAATGGGACGGCTTTATCCAGGCCTGTTTCGATGCCTGCAACGATCTCGACAAGGCCGCGCTTGTGCCTGTCTCTTCGGCGATAAAAATGATGAAAAATGCTGCTTGACGACAAATGTGCGGCTGAGGCAGACTTATCTCCATCGTGACAAATTCGCCTCTGGCGAAAGTCACCACCGAAGCCCTGGCATCTGCCGGGGCTTTTTCGTTTCCGGGGCATGGATGAATCTCGAGCATCGCATAAGACGCTGGCTTCTTCAGGCTGAGCGACGTGGCAAGCCGATCCACGCAATTCTCATCCACCCCGACGATATCCAATCTGCAAGAAAGATCTGCCGGTTCGCGCCAGTAAAGGTGCTCGGCATTGAAGTACGCCGGTATGGCGCAACAGGGAGCGCTGCTGATTTGTAATCAGAGGGTTGCGGGTTCGACTCCTGCTGCCGGCACCACACTACAAGGCCCAGGCAATGACCTGGGCTTTTCTGCATCTGGAGTAAGCAAATGGACCCGATGACGACCGTTGGCGGAGGTCTCTTCGCCAAGTACAGCGTCGCTATTGCCGGGTTCTGGGGGTCTATTCTGTCCCTTGGATTCCTGAGCGGCCTGAACCGCTGGCAAGCCGCGCTCGCTGTAGCAACCGGATTCGGGTGCTCAACCTATTGGACTGCTCCGGTTGCCGCATGGCTTTCGCGTGAGTACGAGATTCCACTCGATGACGCATTTCTGAGTGGTGTCGCATTCACCATCGGTTTGCTGGCGATGAATATCATCCCCGGCCTGAAGGCGGCAGTAACGGCAATCACAGAGCGGTTCCTTCCTACGAGAGGAACCTGATCATGATCATGTCGATTCTGGCTGCGCTGGATGCGCTGCTGTGTGTGCTTGTCGTTGTAGCTGCTCTGGAGTTCCTGCGCACCGTCCAGTTGTCTGGGCAGCCGCTATTGGGTATCTCCTTCTACCTGGTGGCTGGTGGTGCATTCGGAATCCTGTACGGAATCATGAAGGGCGCACCGGTTAATCCATTTTCGGTGATCCTCCATGCTGGGCTCGTACTTTACGCCTGGTCCCGGCGCCGGCAGATATTCGGAAGCGACTGGTCGTGGAACTGAAGAGACCTCACCCTCCAGAGACGATCGGGCAGTTCGCGGAAGGCGAAGACTGGGCGGACGCCTTTGTCCCCGCTCAGGATGTTCTGGCTTGGGCGAAGTCGGTGTTAATCGATCCGAACGGAATCCTGGGCAATGAAGACCACGCCCACCTACAAGACGCTCCTCTCGCTTTCCTATGGGCTGCCTCCAGCTTCACCAAGCAGGGGAGGACGGTACTGGGTCAGTGCGAAGAGGTGACGTTCCGCTGTGGAGCCTGGCAGAAGGGTAGGCAGGAACAGCAGATGATCCGTTGGTTCGGATACCTGCCGAGGTTTCTGATCACCCTGGCTGCTGACTACTGCTCCCAGTGCTCCGACGCGGAGTTCTGCGCATTGGTCGAGCATGAGCTCTACCACATCTGCCAAGAGCACAACCAATATGGCGAGCCCAAGTTCACCGAGGAGGGCTTTCCAAAGCTGAAGCTCCGCGGGCATGACGTCGAGGAGTTCGTCGGCGTGGTGAGGCGGTACGGCCCAAGCAAGGACGTGCAGTATCTCATCGACGCTGCTAGCAGGCCTCCAGAGGTGGCCAAAATTAACATTTCGAGAGCCTGCGGTACGTGCCTGCTGAAGTCGGCATAGCCACGACAGGCCCATGACAGGAAGAAAAACGATGGCAACCCTGAACAGCGACGTGAAGGCGTTCATCGTTCAGGCGCTGGCCTGTTTCGATACGCCATCCCAGGTTGCGGAATCGGTCAAGAAGGAATTCGGCATCGAGGTCAGTCGGCAGCAGATCGAGTCGCACGACCCGAACAAGGTGTGCAGCAAGGGCCTTGCCGCGAAGTGGCGGATCCTCTTCGAGGACACCCGCAAGCGCTTCCGCGAGGAGATCGCCGACATCCCGATCGCCAACCGCGCCTACCGACTTAGGGCATTGGGCCGGATGGCTGAGCGCGCCGAGGGCATGCGAAACATGGCCCTGGCTGCCCAGCTTTACGAGCAGGCCGCCAAGGAGTCGGGTGGCATGTACAGCAACAAGCACCAGCTCGAGCACTCTGGCCCTGGCGGAGGTCCGATCCCGACAATGCCGACCACCATCCAGCTTGTGGCGCCAGGCCATGACCACGGCGAAGATTGAACTTCCGCCAAAGCTGATACCAGTCTTCTCAGGCCCTGCCCGGTACCGCGGCGCCCATGGTGGACGAGGCAGTGCCAAAACGCGCACGTTCGCCAAGATGACGGCAGTAAGGGCGTACATGTACGCGGAGGCTGGAATCAGTGGCGTGATCCTCGGGGCGCGCGAGTACATGAACTCGCTTGAAGAGTCCTCCATGGAGGAAATCAAGCAGGCAATTCGATCCGAGCCATGGCTGGACGCGTACTTTGACATTGGTGAGAAGTACATTCGGACCAAGAATCGCCGAATTTCGTATGTGTTCTGCGGATTGCGCCATAACCTCGACAGCATCAAGTCGAAGGCCAGAATCCTGATCGCCTGGGTTGACGAGGCTGAAAACGTCAGCGAAACGGCGTGGATAAAGCTCCTGCCGACGGTTCGTGAGAACGACTCGGAGGTCTGGATTACCTGGAACCCGGAGCGCGATGGAAGCGCCACCGACACCCGGTTCCGGAAGAACATGCCGGCAGGCGCAAAAATCGTCGAGATGAACTACACGGACAATCCGTGGTTTCCCGATGTGCTCGATCAGGAGCGCCTGAACGACCGGCAGACGCTGGACGACCAGACCTATGCCTGGATCTGGGATGGCGCCTACCGCGAGAACAGCGACGCTCAGATCCTTGCTGGCAAGTACCGGGTGGCCGAGTTCGAGCCTGGTCCCGATTGGGATGGCCCTTACTACGGCATCGACTGGGGGTTCAGCCAGGACCCGACTGTCGGCGTCAAATGCTGGATTTACGACCGCAGGCTTTGGATTGAGCACGAAGCCGGAAAGGTTGGACTTGAGAACGACGATATCGCTGAGTACATGATCAGGCGCTTGCCAGGGATCGAACGACATGCAGTCCGAGCCGACTCGGCCAGGCCGGAGACGATCAGCCACGTCAGGAGTAAAGGGAAAGATGGCAGTCGTGCATGTCTGCCCAGGATCGAAGGTGTCGAGAAATGGAAAGGCAGCGTCGAGGACGGCATTGCCCACCTTCGCAGCTATGTCGAGATCGTGATCCATGAGCGATGCACGAAAACCCTCCGCGAGGCCAGGCTATACAGCTACAAGGTAGACCGGCAGACCGGGGATGTGCTTACCGATATCGTCGACAAGAACAACCACTACTGGGACGCCACACGCTACGCGTTGGGCCCGCTGATCAAGCGCCGCGGCGCGGTCGGTATGCTGCTACCAGGAGCCCGCTGATGGCCATCTTCATCCTCACGGAGCGCGCAACCAGCCGCTCCATGGTGGTCCGTGCTCGCTGCACGTCCTGCGCCCGCACCGTGGCGGTCGAGAACGCTGGCGCTGAAGGGACGATGGTATGGCGCGACCCCAACCTCTCTTCTGTCGAACTGGTCCGCGAGACGGACAAGCCAGGCCTCATCCTGAAATCGGACTGACCATGACTGACAAACTCGACCTCGCGGTCAATCACGCGATGAGCAGTGCTGTCGCGCGTGCGCGAATGAGCCTGCTGAACCAGGGCATCGGCCATGACGCCAAGCGGCCGCAGGCATGGTGCGAGTATGGTTTCCCTCAGGAAATCACGTTCAACGACCTGTACACCATGTACCGGCGGGGCGGTATTGCCCATGGCGCGGTCGAGAAGATCGTCACCACGTGCTGGAAGACAAATCCGCAGGTCATCGAGGGCGACGATCAGGACCGCTCCAAGGACGAAACCGAGTGGGAGAGGAAGAACAAGCCGTTGATCGCAGGCGGCAGGTTCTGGCGGGCTGTCTCCGAAGCCGACCGGCGCCGCTTGGTGGGTCGGTATTCCGGGTTGCTCCTGCACATCAGGGATAGCCAGCCGTGGGATATGCCTGTCACGGGAAAGGTCAATGGCCTGGCGAAGGTCACCCCGGCCTGGGCTGGGTGCCTTAAGCCGAAGTCGTTCGACGAAAAGCTAGATAGCGAGACCTACGGGCAGCCCACCATGTGGGAATACACCGAGGCCTCCCAAGCCGGGCGCCCTGGCCTGGTGCGGGATATCCATCCGGATCGGGTGTTTATCCTCGGCGACTGGACCGGCGATGCAATCGGCTTCCTGGAGCCTGCCTACAACTCCTTCATCAGCCTTGAGAAGGTCGAGGGAGGCAGTGGCGAATCGTTCCTCAAGAACGCCGCACGTCAGCTCCTGCTGAACTTCGACAAGGAGATTCAGCTCGGCGAGATCGCCAGCACCTACGGCGTGACGATCGATGCGCTCAACGAACGCTTCAACGAGGCGGCGCGTCAGTTAAACCGCGGCAACGATGTCCTGCTTCCAACCCAGGGGGCGACCGTCACGCAGATGGTGTCCGCCGTTTCGGACCCCAGCCCAACCTACAACGTCAACCTGCAAACCGCCGCCGCCGGGGTCGACATCCCGACCAAGATTCTGGTGGGCATGCAGACCGGCGAGCGGGCGAGCAGTGAGGACCAGAAGTACCACAACGCCAGATGCCAGGCGCGCCGGGTGCAAGAACTGACGTTCGAGATCAACGACCTGTTCGGGCACCTGATGCGCATCGGCGTGGTCCCTCTGAAGGCCGAGTTCACGGCAATCTGGGATGACCTCACCGTTCCAACCAAGGCCGAGCGCCTGGCCAACTCCAAGACCATGAGCGAGATCAACAGCGCCGCAATCGGCACTGGCGAGCCGGTATTCACCGCGGAGGAGATCCGCGAAGAGGCTGGCTACGACCCGCTCGTGGGCGGTGACCCGCTGCCTGATACCGAACCGGAGGATGAAGATGCCGCGCGCACCGATCCTACCGGCGAGCAGCAGTGACCCGACCGGGGTAGATCGACTGGAAAGGGGCGCAATGCGCGAGTTCGACAGGCGCATGCGGAAAATCCGGGATGGCTATGTCGCTGCCTTGGACCGAATCCCGGCCCAGCCGGTGGTGAATGAGCAGTACACCTACCGTCTCGACCAGGCCCTTCTCTCCGCGATCTTCGCCGACACCAACCTGATGGTCGACGAGATACTGCAGGAGGGCGGGGAGCGCGACCTCTGGTTCTTCGAATCCTATGTCGGGGTTGCCTACATCCGCGGTACCGCACAGACGCATGCCAACCTGGCGCAGCAATCGCCTGCATACCGCGCCGGCCGGGAATCGCTGGATGTCCTGCTTCGATCCGACGCCTACCGCGCGCGGATGGCACTGCTTCGCGCCCGGGAGTTCGAGGAGATGAAGGGCTTGTCCGGCCAAGTCAAGGCCGACATGGCGCGCATTCTCGCCGAGGGCATGGGGCGCGGGAAGAATCCCCGCGAAATCGCACGGGACCTGACCGCACAGACCGGCATCGAGGCGCGTCGCGGCCATCGCATCGCACGCACCGAAGTCACAACCGCTCTCCGAAGGGCTCGCTGGGACGAGAAAGACGCTGCTGAGGCCGACTACGGCGTTCAGTCGAAGCTGATGCATATGTCGGCCCTGTCCCCCAGCACCAGGGCAACCCATGCGGCCAGGCACGCCAGGCTCTACACCTCGGACGAGGTGAGGGACTGGTACAGCCGAGACGGAAACTCGATCAACTGCAAGTGCAGCCAGGTCGAGGTACTGGTCGATGACGAAGGGAATCCGGTTGTCCCGGCCATCGTCGAGCGCGCGCGCCGCAACTACCAAGTCATGAAAGCCAAAGGGCGCGGGCCCTGGGCGAAAGAGGATTGAGCCATGCCCATGCAGGTCAACATCACCACCCAGGTCAACAGCGCCAGCATTCGGCGTGAGACACACAACGGGCGCGAACACCTGGTTCTGCCGAGCTACACCCTGCCGGCCGGCGTGATCATGAACGGTGGTCTCTACACCGCCGAGCAGATCGACAAGCACTACCCAGGCCTGGAGGGAACGCTGGCGCCGCTCGGGCACCCGATGGTCGACGGGAAGTTCGTGTCTGCGTTCTCGCCTGAGGGGATCAACGCCGCCCACGTCGGCGCCTGGAACCGCAACGTGAAGAAGTCCGGCAACCGGGTCTACATGGAGAAGTGGGTCGACGTCGAGTTTGCCAAGTCCACGGAGGGCGGCCGTGAACTGTTGCAGCGCGTCGAAGCGCTGGAGAAGGGGGAGGACGTCCCCCCGATCCATACCAGCGTTGCCGCATTCCTCAATCGCATCGAGCCGAACGAAAGCCAGCGTGCCCAGGGCGCGGAGTGGGTCGCCGACATCCAGAGCATGGATCACGACGCGATCCTGCTGCACGAAGTAGGGGCGGCCACTCCTGAGCAGGGCGTCGGCCTGATGGTAAACGCCGACCAGGCTGTCCCGCTTCAGCCGAATTCCGGCGCTCTGGTTGGCGAGTCCTACCGGGAGCGGGAGCAGCGTCTCGATCGCGCCGCAAAGGAGCGATTCGCCTCCGGGCCCGACCAGTACGCATGGGTTGCCGACTTCACCGATTCTCAGGCTGTGATCAGCCGCAATGGCGGTGTGACCGAGGTGTACGGCTACAAGGTCGAGGCAGGGAAGATCGTCTTCGACGAATCCGGCCAGCCCGTTGTCAGGCAAGAGTCCTGGGTCGCCATGGTGGCCAACAGCATCAAGAACATTTTCACCCATCGTCAGGCTCGGCCTGATCAACCTGAGAAGGAGGGCGACATGCCCCTGACCCCCGAAGAAAAGGCCGAAATCGTGAAGGAAATCGGCACCAACACCTCCAGCGCCATCAAGGAACTGGCGGACACCATCATCAAGCCTCTGGCCGACAAGGTCGACGGCCTGGTCGCCAATCACAAGGCGCTGGCCGACACGCTGACCGCCAACCAGCGCGCCGAGGAAGACAGCATGCGCGAAGCGGTCAAGGCCAAGTTTGGCGAGGTCATCGCCAACAGCCTGGCCGGCGACGCGCTCAAGGAACTGTTCAAGCAGTGCGGCGAATCCGCTCCACTGGGCGCCAATGCTGCCACCGACAAAGGCGGCCTCACCGCCGATATCGCCAACCTGCCGAAGGAGTAAGCCATGTCTCGCTATCGTCGCGTGAACATCGACGGCAAGTCGCTGTTCAAGACCGAAACCCGCAAGACCGCCGCGGCACTCCTGCCCGGCACGTTCGCCGTGATCAATGGCAGCGACCTGTTCGCCCAGGCAAGCGCCAGCGTTGGCCGCCTCTACGTCATCGACTGCGCTCACCACGAAGGACTCAACATCCGCGATGCGGTTCCCGCCGGCCATTCGGCCGTGGGCAACTACGTCGAAGAGGGTCGCGAACTCGCCGTGCTGTGCCCGGCCGGCACCTACAAGAAAGACACGCCGATCAAACTCGGCACCAGCGGCCAGGGTGCCATCGCGTCGAGCGATACCGACACGGTCCTCGGGTACAGCCAGGACGATGCAGTCATCGCCTCCGGCGAAACCGACTTCATCCGCATCCGCTTCCGTGTCGGCAGTGTCGCCGCCCCGGCGCCCTAATAGGAGTACGGACACATGTTCCTCACCCAGCAAGCAACCGCCGCCCATCCTCGCCTGATGGGCCACTACCAGGAGTTGCAGGCCAATCGCAACATCTGGAACAACCAGAACGCCGCTATGATCGCCCGCCACCGCGGCGCCATGACCCCCGAAATGCTGGCCTGCAACGCGCTCGCCGGCCTGGGTCGTGAGTTCTGGGCCGAGGTCGACGCCCAGATCATCCAGTACCGCAACCAGGAAACCGGCATGGAGATCGTCAACGATCTCCTGCAGGTGCAGACCGTGCTTCCGATCGGCAAGACCGCCAAGCTCTACAACGTGGTCGGCGACATCGCCGATGATGTGTCGGTGAGCATCGACGGCCAGGCCCCGTACTCCTTCGATCACACCGAGTACAACTCCGATGGCGACCCCATTCCGGTGTTCACCGCCGGCTACGGTGTCAACTGGCGCCATGCCGCCGGCATGAACACCGTCGGCATCGACCTGGTTCTGGACTCGCAGGCTGCGAAGCTCCGCAAGTTCAACAAGCGGATCGTTGCCTACACCCTGGACGGCGCCACCAACATCCAGGTCGAGAACTACCCGGCTCAGGGTCTGCGCAATCACCGCAACACCATCAAGGTCAACCTGGGCTCCGGCGCCGGCGGCGCGAACATCGACCTGACCACCGCCACGCCGCAGCAGATCATCGACTTCTTCACCAAAGGCGCATTCGGCCAAGCTGCGCGTGCCAACAAGGTGGACGCCTACGATGTTCTCTGGGTTTCCCCGGAAATCAACGCCAACCTGTCCCAGCCCTACATGATCACCATGGGCGGCGGTGCCAACGCGGTGGTGGCCGGCACCGTGCTCGATGCGGTCATGCGCTTCATCCCGGCGCGCGCGGTTCGCCAGACCTTCGCCCTGTCGGGCAACGAGTTCCTGGGCTATCAGCGCCGCCGCGACGTGGTCACCCCGCTGGTCGGCATGGCTACCGGTGTTATCCCGCTGCCGCGCCCGCTGCCGCAGGTCAACTACAACTTCCAGATCATGAGCGCCATGGGCATCCAGGTGAAGAAGGACGACGAAGGTCTGTCCGGCGTGATCTACGGCGCCAACCTGGCGTAAGGAGAACGACATGCCCAAATACGAGGTGATCAAGCCCTGGAACGGCGTTTCCAAGGGTCAGGTGCTGGAGCTCGAATCACTTGCCGCTGCGCTCCTGCCGAACGTGCGCGAGGTTGGCGCACTCAGGAGCGGAAGCCTGACCTTGGACGTTTCGGCCCAGGTCGACGAAGCGGCCAGGCAAGCTCTCGCCGAAGCGCGTGTATCCGTCGATGCCATGATCGACGAAGCCAAGGCCCAGGCCGGTACCCTGACCCCGGCCATTCCGGACGGTAGCGAGCGCCGCGAGCTGATCAAAGCGCGCCTGAAGGAGCTGAAGATCGAGTTCGATGGCCGCCAGGGCGAGGAAGCGCTTGCCGCCCTGCTGCCGGAGGGCGAACTGGTGAAGCTGTTCCCGGCCAAGTGACCGGTGCGTGACGCGAAGCCGCCTGCGGGCGGCTTCGTCGTTTCTGGCCCCAGAAATGGGGCCTTCTTCTTCCAGGAATCGGACATGATCACAGTTGAACAGGCCCGGCAGTACCTGCAGAGCCAGGGCATCGACAACGTGCCCGATTTCATCCTCGCGGCGTGGATCGAGCAATTGCAGGAGATCCAGGACTGCCTGGATGCCCACTACCCGGCATCGACCGCGCTGCTGATTCAGGCCTACCTGCTGGCGCTGTTTGCGCTGGCCCAGGCCGACAAGTACATCAGCAGCCAGACGGCCCCATCCGGCGCTTCTCGATCGTTCCGCTACCAGGCCTTTGCTGATCGCTGGAAGGCGCAGTTGGCCCTACTGAGCGCCCTGGACAAGCACGGATGCGCGACGGGACTGATCCCGCCGAATCCAACCCAAACCGCCCATGGCGGTCTATGGATCGCGCGAGGCGGCTGCATGTGTGGTGACTCATGAGCACGACAGCGAATTGGAGTTACACCAACACAGCGACGGTTCGGCCATTCCTGCACTTCGACCTTTCGACCCAGGAGGCCGTTTACGGCCATGAGTACGAAATCGCTTGCACCTGGGTAGCGAAGGGAGAGCAGGTCCGCGACAACAGCGGCGCCGAATTCGTATCGCGACACCAGATATTCACCGAGGACCGCCGGCCGAAGTACCTGGACCTGATCCAGTTCGACGGATCCAACGGCTGGGAAGAGATTCGCTCGGTGACGAACTGGGACATGTCCTTCTTCGGTGAACAGCCGGACTTTCTACTGGTGACCTGACATGGCAATCCAAGGCATCGACCGCGTCCGGCGGAATCTTCGCGTGGCTGTCGAAAACATTGCAGAGGGCAGGTCTGAGCGCGCGATATACGAGATCCTCAGCCAGGGCGCTGCTATGGCGCAGACCATGACGCCGATCGACACGTCGAATTTGATCAATAGTCAGACTGCACCCCAGATCAGTAATGGGACTGCTGGGGTGGAAGGGCGGATTGGATATACAGCAGCCTACGCGGCAGCGGTCCATGATGCGCCAGGAACTCTCGCCGGACAGCCAAGGGCGGATTTCGGAAAGACAGCGGACGGAACCGCCTTTGGAGGCGGTACTGGAGTTGGGAACTACTGGGATCCAAATGCAGAGCCAGAGTTTCTCACTAAGGGGTTCGATCAGATTGAATCTGCAATCCCATCAATTCTCCGCAGGATCTACCGCGTATGACCCCCTACGACGCCTTCCAGGATTGGCTGGCTTCGATCCTGGGCGAGGGCTACCAGTACAGCCGTGGGATGTGGGTCGACCACCCGTCGCTCGACTCGGCATTCATCGCAGCGATCCAGCAAACCGGCGGCCCCCCGACTCAGGTCGACATTCGTCGCCTGCGGTTCAAGGTGATCCTCCTCGGCCCGAAGGGCGTCCGGAAACATGTTGTCGACGTCGGCAACTCAATCGAGACCCTGGCGCAGGTAGCGCTTGGTGACAGCGTCCCCTGTGGCGCCGCATCTGTTCGGGCAATCGGCGAGCCGATCGGGCCTGGATACACCACCGAAAACCGGGCCTGGTACAGCCTGGACCTTGAAGTTCTCTATTAATCAGGAGGCCAGACATGGCTTGCAAGAAGCTCAAATTTCCGGGCCGCGACGTCGTGCTCGAGTATTACATCGGGTGCGGCGATGCGCTGCCGGCGGAGAATGACTGGCGCCGTTTTGGGTCGCTCCGCACGAAGGAATTCACCGTCGAGTGGGACACCATCGACGCGACTGATTCCGACTCGGTTGGCGCACTGCGGGAGAACCTGGCCAGTTTCCAGACGCTGACCATTTCCGGTGACGGTACCGTGAAGGCCTCCGGTGCCGGCGCGCAGAACCTGATCGACCTGACGAAGCATGTCGTGAAGCCGGACGCGACCGGCGGACAGCCTGTTGTCTGGATGCGCATGACCTTCCCGGACCTGACCTTCACCGCATTCATGCTCATCAGCAACCTCAGTCGCTCCGCGCCGTACGACGATGTCACCACCTACAGCTTCGAGGCTTCGGCGACCGCTTCCGACTTCGGCCTGATCGTCGAGGATACCCCCGACGCGGATGCGCCGGACCCGACCAGCATTCAGGTCGTGCCGGAGACCCTCTCGCTTACCGTTGGCGAAGGCTTCAACTTCGAGGGCGTCGTGCTGCCTGTTGGCGCTCCGCAAGGCCTGCGCTGGACTTCCAGTGCGCCGACCGTGGCCGCAGTGAACACGGTTACCGGCGAGGTGAGCGCGCTGTCGGCCGGTACCGCCACGATCACCGCCGCTTCCAGCGTCGCCCCGGGCGTCACCGATACCGCAACCGTCACGGTCATCCCGCTGGTGCAGGGCATCACCGTCTCGCCGACATCTGTCTCGATCGCCGAAGGTGCCACCCAGCAACTGACCGCCGCTGTATCTCCGACTGGCGCGGCTCCTGGCCTGGTCTACGAAAGTGCGGCGCCGGCGATTGCTACCGTGAGCTCTACCGGCCTGGTTACCGGCGTTGATGTGGGCACCACCACGGTGAAAATCACCAGTGCGGCGCGGCCGTCGGTGAGCGTGACAGTTCCGGTAACCGTCACTGCGCCGTGATCCTCACCGAGATCGGTGAGATAGGCGTACACACGGCCTCGGGGGAGTTCTTTCTCCTGCGGCCGTCCCTGTACGCCATGACCCAGCTCGGTACGCCGGCCGAGATTGTCGACGTCTTCGCGCGCGTCATGAGCGACCCGATCACTGAGAAGCATCAGGCGGACCAGTTCGCGGACGCCCTGGCCGTGGTGGTGGCCTGTAGTGAGCAGGACCTGTCCGACGTGTTTGGCTACTACGACCAGGATCTTGTCTACCGGCCAGGAACTGCGGACGTCGAGCACCTTGTGCCTCTCGCGCGCTGCCTGCTGAAGCACGGCGTCACAGGAGCGCTTCCGCCGCTTCCCCGGCGCCACGACGAAGAGCCGAACTACTCGGGGGAGTTCGTTGCGCGGGAGTACGTCGCGACGGCGATAGCGCACCTGGGGCTGAGCGAGCGCGAAGCTTGGTCCATGACCATGACCGGCCTGATCGGCGCCCTGCGCGCGAAATACCCCCCAACCGAATCGAACGCTCCGGGCGCCAGAGCCCCGACCGCGGCAGAGCATGACGCGACGATGGAGTGGTTCGACAAGATCGAGGCCAAGCGCAAGGCGCGGGCGAAAGGAGCACCCTGATGGCTGAGAATGTCGGCAGCATCTATTACACCGTCGAGGCGGATACCTCTGGCCTTGTAAACGGCACGAATGCTGCTGACCGTTCATTGGATCAGATGCAGGCAACCATGCGGCGTGCTGATAGCGAGGCGGCACGTCTCAACACGACTGTCACCAAGCTTTCGTCGGCTATTAAGACGATCATCGCGGCGTCAGCGCTCCGCGAGATGGCCAGCATGGTCCAGTCCTATCAGGAGATGGCTGACAGGGTTCGTCTGGCGTCTGCAAGCCAGGAAGAGTATGAAAACGTACAGGCCAGACTGCTCCGTACCGCCAACGGGACATACCGAGCGCTCTCCGAGGCGCAGGAACTCTACATCCGCACTTCTGCAGGCCTGAAAGCTCTCGGATACGACACAACGTCTGCACTGGATGTGATGGATTCGCTGTCGTATGCATTCGTGACCAATGCGACCAAGGCGGATGCAGCAGAGGCAGCGATCAGCCAGTTCTCCAAGGCAATCAACACCGGCAAGGTTTCGGCTGACCAATGGGAAACAATCTCCAGCGCAGTTCCGTCTGTTATTGAGGATATCGGCGCCGCTGCAGGTAAGACGGGGGCGGAAGTCAGGAGTCTTGGTGCGCAGGGGCAATTAACGGCGCAAATGCTCACCGAGGGTCTACGTAAGTCCTTGGAAGAGAACTCAAAGGCAGCCGCCGGCATGTCCAATAACCTGACCGATGCAGGGGTCAGGATTCGGACTGCATTTACTCAAGTCCTTGTTTCGCTGGAAGACCAGACTGGCGCCCTTCAAACCTTCACCAATGGTCTTATTTCGGCTGCTGATGCGCTTCTTGAGTTCGGGCTTGACTCGGAAAAAATGGCAGCATTTCTCGACACTGCAACAGTCGCAGCAGCTTCTCTGGCCTCTGTTGTGGCTGGGCGTCTAGTTACCTCCCTGTATGCAGCAGGTGCGGCCCAAGTGCAAAGATTGCGGGCAACGCTTGAGCAGATAGCAGCTGATCGGAATGCTGCTATAGGTGCACTGAGGCGGGCAGAGGCAGAGAAGGCCGCCGCCGCCGCGGCTGTCGCTCTGGCTCAGGCGGACTTGAATGCTGCCAGGGGTTCAAATGCCCACGCAACAGCTCTAAACGCGCTGCTGGCCGCTAAAGAACGCGACTTGGCCGCCACAAGAGCGCTAACGGCTGCTCAAGCAACGCTGAATGGTGTAGCAACCACCGGGACGGTGGTGATGGGTGGACTTCGATCGGCAATGGCGTTCCTCGGCGGACCGCTTGGGGTTGTTCTGCTGGCAGCAACCGCGATCGCAACATTTGCAACGAATGCACGGGAGGCGAAAGAGCCTACGGACCTTCTAACCCTGTCCGTTGAAAAACTTGGACAGGCACAGCTGAAGGTTGCACAACTGGACATCGACAAGCGAATCCAAGCAGTGAGCGATAAGCTCAAACTGCTTGGGGAAAACTATGCGTTCGCGGCAAAAGAAGCCCAAGGCTCTGGTCGAAGGGCCAATCGATATGCTGAAGATGCCGTGCGTATCCAGGGCGCGGTCGAGGAGCTTACGCAGGAGCTTGACCAGTTACAGAAAAAGCGTTCAGACGTCGACGCAGCCCTAGATAAAAAGAGTTCATCCCCATCTGGTAATGGCCCGGATCGCCAGGCAAACCCGGAGGATACAAAGGCTCTCCAGAATCTTCGCGACGAGGCTGAACTATCTGCTCTCGCGGGTGAAGAACGGGCGAAGCTTGCCGCGCGCAAAAAGCTCAGTGCTGATGCCACAAAAGAGGAGATCGCGGAGGCGGAGCGTCTCGCTGTCCAGATATTCCGCAACAGCGAAGCGCGGAAGCAAGAGAAGAAGTCAGCCTCTGATACCGCCTCTACGGTCAAAAAGTCGATGGAGGATCAGCGTCGCGCTGCCTTGGACAATGAGAAGACTATCGGAGACCTTTCCCAGCAACTGGCACAGGCTGGACTGAAGGGAAAGGAACTGGCAGAAGCTGGGGCGCAATCTCGCCTTAATCCATTCGCCACGCCGGAGCAGGTCGCCCAGGTCCGCGCGCTCGCCGCGGCACTGTATGAAGCGCAACAGGTCGAAGCCAACAAGCAGTTGCTGGGTCAGATGGACCCGATCGCCGGCGAAGATCAGCGCTACCAGGCCGAACTGGAGAACCTGAAGAAGCTGAACGAGGCCAAATTGCTCGAGGACCAGCGCTACCTGGAACTCAAGGCGCAGGCAGAGCAACAGCACGATGCCACGATGAAGCAACTGGAGGAGGAGCGATTCCGCCGCCAGGCTGCCGGCAATGAGATGATCATGGCAACCCTTGATCAAGTGCAGCAGGCCGGTACGAACGCTCTGACAGGGCTGATAACCGGGGCGAACAATGGTGCCGACGCCATGCGACAACTGGCCGGCGCCATGCTGAACCAAGTCGTCGGTGCCCTCGTCAAGGTCGGCATCGAGCAGGCGAAGAACTTCATCATGGGTCAGGCCCAGCAGGCGGCTGCGGCGACGACAGCCGCAGCGACCGGCGCCGCTATGGCTTCTGCCTACGCGCCAGCCGCTGCTGCCGCTTCGGTTGCGTCATTCGGCGGGGCGGCAACGGCTGGACTTACCGCAATGGCGGCCGCCATCCCGGCAATGCTTGGGATGTTCGCTGGAGGTCGCCAGTACGGCGGTCCCGTAGGAGCGGGCGGCATGTACCGGATCAACGAGAACGGCGCGCCAGAGGTATTCCAGGCTGCGAATGGCCGGCAGTACATGCTGCCGAACACCCGTGGAGAGGTGATCAGCAACGGCGACGCCTCCGCCCAAGGCTCGCCGCAGATCAGCCTGCAGATCATCAACAACGGTCCGCCGGTTTCCGCCACCGCCACCATGGACGGCAACAACCTGCGGGTAACTCTCGATGCGGTCGAGCAGGACTTTGCCAACAAGGTTTCGTCTGGCCAGGGGCTTTACCCGAAAGCAATCGAAGGCGCCTATGGATTCAAGAGGGCAGGGCGATGATCAAATGGCCTGATGGCCTTCCCTTCCCGCTCAGGGAGGGCTATGGCTTCAAGACGGTTGAACCAATGGCCAGGACCGCCCTCCAGAGCGGCCGGGCACGCTATCGACGGAACTTCAGCGGCGTGCCGGTTGCTCTGGAGGTTTCTTGGCTGTTCACCGCTGAGCAGGCGCGTCTGTTCAAGGGGTGGTACCGAGACGTCCTGAAAGACGGCGTCAAGTGGTTCGAGTGCGAGCTCAGAACGGAAGAAGGCATTGTTCCGTGCCACCTGCACTTCGAGGGGATCTACGACGGTGGATATCTCGTCGGGCGCGACCACTGGCGCTTCAACGCGACCGTCGTGATGCGAGAGCGCTCGATCATCGATCCTGGGTGGGCCGAGATTCTGCCCGAGTACATCCTCCTCGCTGACATCTTCGACATCGCGATGAACAGGGAGTGGCCTCGACATGGCGACGGCTCTTGAGCGGTTCTATGCCTCAGGCGGTGAGGACCTGCAGCTCGCCACGATCGAGTTGTCATGCCCGGCGTGGCCCGAGCCTATCCTGATCTGTCAGGGCTATGACGACATCACCTGCATGACCGAAGACGGGCGGCTGCTGACGTTCATCGCCGGTGCGATCGACGTATCGATTCCGAAGCGAGACAACAGCGGAAACCAGAACGTTGGATTTGCAATCGACAACGTGACCGGATTCGCCCAGCAGCGTATCAATGAAGCCATGGAGGCGGGCGAGTATGTCACCCTGATCCTGCGGATGTACCTAGAGAGCGATCTCACAGCACCTGCTGAGCGTCCGTACCGAATGAGGGTCAAGACGTCGAGTTTCGAAGGTCTCACTGTCCAGGTGGAGGCCGGCTACTACGACCTCATCAACACTGCCGCGCTGCGCCGCATCTACAACGTCAGCGAATTCCCTGGCCTCAAATACTGGCCCTGATCCCATGCCGAACAGATACCTCACCGCCATCTATACCGAGGGCGGCCGGTCCCTGCCGTGCCTTGACTGCTGGGGCCTGACGCTCATCGCGCGAGTTGAGTTGTTCGGGCTGCCGATGCTGGCCGAATTCGGCGGTGTCACGCGGCACACCCCGGTTTCGATGCAAAGGGCGTGCGATACGGAGATCCAGCGCGCGCTCGAGCAATGCGAGCCAGGACCTGGGGTCATCGCCGCGGCCTACAGAGGGCGGCTGCTCGATCACGTAGGTCTGCTGGTCGAAGCGGATGGACGCCTCCAGGTTCTCGAAATCAACCCGGGAAGCGGGGTTTCACTCACCCCGCTCCAGAAGTTCTCCGACCAATACTCTAGAGTGACCTTCTATCGTGATCGAAATCTACCCATCGCTCCTTGACGGAGAACCGCTGGAGCGGCATCCGATCGGCCGCCGGATGACGATTCATGCCTGGCTGACCGCGAATTCGCCCGGGTACCGCTGCCACGACGCCCACCCGTTCTCTATCGGTGTTGTCCCCGCTGAGGTTGCGCTCTGCGATGACCTCACCGACAAGCAGAAAAAGGCCCATGAGGAGTTCATCCATCCCGGTGAGTGGGCCGAGCGCATCATCGACCGCGGCGACATTGTGAGGATCTACAAGCTCCCGCGCGGGACTGATCCGTTCACGATTACTGCGGCCCTTTTCAAGGGGGCGCAATCGGTTTTTCGGATGCTCATGCCTCAATTGCCCGGCATGCCGACGAACCCCGGGCAGGGCGCGTCGCTCTCTGAAACCAGCGCGCGCGGGAACAAGGTAAAACTCGGCGATGCGATCCGCGAAGTCGCTGGCCGTCGTCTGATTTATCCAGACTACACCCTGCCGCCCCGGAAGTATTTCGCCGGTCCGCGTGAGCAGTGGACCGAAATGCTCCTGTGTATTGGCCGTGGTCGGTTCCAGATCGCCGAAGGGGCAGCGAAAATCGGTGACACGTCGTTCCTGGCACTGGGCGCTGATGCCTCTTTCCAAATTTTCGAACCAGGGCAGAACGTCAGCGGGCACCCGGCATCGGTCTGGTGGCACCTGGTTGAGGAAGTTGGTGCGAGCTCGACTGGTAATGCCGGCCTGGACCTGACCGAGAGTTCCAATCTCACCCCGAACCCGTCGGCAACTACGTTCACGTTTTCCGGAACGAACATCATCATTTCTGCCGGAGCCGGGTCGTTCCCCTCTGACTGGGTTGCGGGGACGATCCTCCGGGTTGAGGCGATGTACCCCTATTCGGTGAACGATGGCGGCGGGACGAATCGCGACGTCGTGACGGGGGATATCGCTCAGCTCGGGCTGGATGTTGGCGATGAGATCGAGGTGGTCGGCACCAACGGCGGCCTTTACCTGGTGAACGACATCACCTCAACGTCGATGACGCTCAACTACAGCAACGGTTCGCCGGCCAATGCGTTGCAGACCGGCTCTGGCAATGCAGCAATCGGCCCGCGCGGCCTGCGCTATCGGATCACGGCGTACAGCGCGCAGCAGCTCACAGTCGAGCGGCTGACCAGTGCGGGCGGTGTCGATGTTGACTGGCCAGGATTCACCGCTCTCAACTCGTCTACGTCCCGAGTCACCATCGATCCGACCAGCCTAGAAGGGGGCTGGCGCGGTCCCTTCCCGGCGTGCCCTGTGTCGGAGAAGACCAACTTCGTAGAGATCGACGTATTTTGCCCAGAGGGGCTTTGCGGTGTAGGCAGGGAAGGACAGATCTACCAGATCCGCACCTATTACGACATCCAGTGGCGAGACATGGCCATCGGCGGCGCATGGACGACGGTCAGTAAGAACCATGCTGGCAGTTCTCTCGACCAGCAGGGTTTTACGGACGGCATCTCGCTGCCGTACATGATGCGGCCCGAGTTTCGCATCAGAAAAGTGTTCGTCAACCAGGGCGGCAACTCAACATCCGAGTACCGAGACCGCACCCAGTGGTACGGGATGCGCGCGCGCCTCCAGGCTCCGTCGTCCTACGCCGGCGTCACAACAATGGCTGTTCGATATCGGTCGTCTGACCGTATCGCGGCGCAGACAGAAAGCCGCGTCTCGGTAGAGGCTACCCGCATGCTACCGACTCGGCAGAACGGTGCATGGACACCCGAGATAGCAACGCGAGACATCGTCCCATTCCTCTGCTACATCGCGAAGGAACGCGGCTACACCGATGCGGATCTCGATCTTGAGGAACTCGATCGGCTGGACGCAATCTGGAAGGCCCGCGGCGACACGTTCGACATGATCTACGAGGACGGCAAGGTCACGGTCGCGCAGATAATGGATGACGTTCTTGCAGCCGGATATGCGGAGAAGACCATTAAGCGCGGCGTGATCTCTGCGGCCAGGGACGAGCCTAGGACCACGTTCGGGCACATGTATTCGCCGCAGAACATGGATGGTCCACTGAGGATCAGCATCAGCGCGCCGTCTGAGGACGACTACGACGGCGTCGATGTAGAGTTCGTCAATGCCAACGGCTGGATCGAAGATACCGTCCAGTGCCGCCTGCCCGGCGATGTTGGCAGGAAGGTCGAGAAGATCACGGCTGTCGGTGTCACAAACCGCGATCGCGCCTGGCGCTACGGGATGCGCCGCCGGATGGCTCAGCGATACCGGAGAACTGAGTATTCGTTCGATACCGGCCTAGACGCGCTGAACAGCGAGTTCTGGGATTATGTGGCCCTTGCCGGCGATGTTCCCGGCCCTGGCCTGGCGCAGAGCGCATACCTGAAATCGTTCGTTATCTCTGGAAACTCGGTCCTGATCGAGTCCAGCGAGCCGCTCGACTGGTCACTGCTGAACTCGCCAGCGCTCTACCTGCGGCGCCCAGACGGAACGGTTTCCGGTGGATATCCGGCGTCGAGGATCGACGACTACCGGCTGAGCATTCCCAGCATCGATTTCGTCCCTGATGTTTCGTGGGAAATCGAACCGCCGCACCTGCTGCTGGGAAATCCATACCCGGCCCTGATCAGTTCCATCGATCCCAGCGGCAATACCGCAGCGTCCGTTCGCGCGACGAACTACGACGAGCGCGTCTACACATACGACAACGCCAGCGCCCCCAACTGATCGCACACACAAATCCAGAGCCCGCCATAGAGCGGGCTTTTTCATGCCCGGAGAATTTGCATGACTACGTACGCCACCGGTAACCCGCTAGGCTCAAAAGACACGCGTGATCTGTACGACAACGCCGAGAACTTCGACGCGGCGATGAATGACCTGGTAAATACCACGTGGAATGATCGTTTCGGCGTTAGTCGCCCAACGATGAAAGGGTATGAGGAACAGTTCAACGGCTGGCTGGACGCCCAAGGCTTCGAACCCGGAGTCCTGGAGTACGTCGACGGCTCACCGCTGACCGTAGACCGTCCGACCCAACTGATCCAGCGCGACGGAAACCTCTACAGCGTCAAGCGTCCTGCATCGTTCCCCGTCAATCTGACCGGGAACTGGGCGACGGACCAGAGCCTGCTTGTTATCCAAGTAGACCAAGGGTTCCCGCAAGAAATCGGTCGCGGCGTACGCCGGGTTGACTCGGTTGCTGACCTCCGGGCCATCGCAGGGCGATTCGCCGGGGATGCCGCGCTGGTTGTCGGATACTACGCGGAAACTCCGGGGGTCGGCGGCGGAGAGTTCCACTGGGATTCAACCTCGACAGAGGACGATAACGGCGGCTCGATCATCCAGGCAACCGGTATCACCACCGGCCGCTGGAAGCGCGATATAACGCACGGCGTGTGGGCCGAATGGTTCGGCGCTCGCAATGATGGTTCTGATGCTGCGGGAACTACTGCTGCGGTGTGGGCTGCAATCATCGCACTCCGGCACGACCCGGAGACGATCGTGCAGTACATCGGCGGTCCCACTGTCACAGCGTATGCATCCGGGCGACTGAACTTCGGTAACGGGGTCTTTGCACTCCAGCCTGATAGTTTCGATATTACCCAGGACCTCGGCCTGACCATCGTCGGGCAGGGATTCAGAGGTAAGAACCAGGCGATGAAGGCGGCTACCACCCTGGTAGTGAGAGGTACAAGTTCTGGCTTCTTCTTTAGGCACTATGGGAATGGAGGCAGGAATCTAACATTCAACAACATTGATGTTGTGTATGATGACAGCCAATTCACCGGCGATATCATAGAAACCACCTCTTCTCCCGGCCTTACTCTGCAAAGGGTGCGGGTTGGCTGTTATGGTGGATTTCTTGCCAGTCGTCTCACCACCGCGAGAAGCTGTATACGGGCGACGTTTGATGAATTCATCAGATGCGAGGACGTCGTTTTCGATGGGGCTCAATATGGGTTCTACTCTGATGGGACGATAAACGTTCCAGGGCTTTCATTCGGCGGCTGGGGTGTGACTTTTCTGAATTGCACATTTTACGACTTCGCGAAGTCCATGGTTCTGCATGCTGGAAATCGCACAAGGCACAGCCTCAACATTATTGCGAGCTACTTTAACCCCATCAATACATCCCCCGAGCGCTGCCATGATATAGATAATGTCGAGGGGCTGATTATCGATGGTTGTCAGCACACTCCTAGCACTGGAAGCCAGCCTTCACAGGAATGGTTTAGGGTTATTGGTAGTACTGGCAGGATTTCCTGTAACGCCTTTGCCGGACTTTCCTCAAAACTTGGAACCATTGGTGGGGCGAATCCGTCTGCTGTTGAGTGGTCGAATAACCGGGTTTCTTGCCAGGGCGGCCTAACCATAACCGGTGGAGTTGTTCGCGGTGGCGGGAATGAGTACAGCAATGCCGACCACTCTGTAGACGTCGCTCCGGTTGCAATTGTATCTTTAGACATCGGGCCTGACATTCATAAAGCCGGCGTCACTGGTTACTCATATAGGATATCGGCAGATAGCTCGATGCTGAGTGGGAGAGTTAACTACTCATTCGAACAGGATAATTCCAATAGTAAATACTATAGCGCCTCTACTAGGGTTGGGATGTCAAACTGCGATAGCAGGTTCATAACTCTTGCTACTGCTGGAACCACCCTGTCGCCTTATAACGCTGGGCGCACGTACAATGTGACTGTTGCAGGTACGCAGACCTTGCCAACCCCGATCCCAGGGGCTGCGCCAATACGCATTCTAAAGTCCGGCGCAAATGCTCTGACGATTGCAACCACCTCTGGAACAAACTTCCTGATCGGTGCCTCCGGGTCAAGGACCAGTGCAGTGGCGACCTCTACTGAGGTAGGTTCTCTCATAGAGTTTGAGCCGTTAACGTCTACGACATGGGTTGGCAGAGTGCTATCAGGCACTTGGTCATTTACCTGACAGTTTCGGAGATGGGGACACAAGGATTCCTATCCTTGTGTTTCTTTCTACGATAGTCACTATTACGATATCCGGTCTGTACCTATCAACCAGATCGGCAATTACTTTATGGCTAGAACGCTGATGATGCAGTTGTAGGGTTTCTGAGAACGTGGCGGCCATAAAGGGGGATATAGCAGATCCGAAAGAGTCTCGAAGCCACAGAACACGCTTGTTGTTAAGCGCGCCCTCTGATCGGACCAATAGTGGCTTAACGGGAGCTGTAACTTGAACATTGTCTCCCGAGTAGACTTTCTCCATGCTTTCGAAGTCTATTTGGCTAACATGGATTTTACGTATGGAACTGTCCGACAGATCCACCTCTGCATCCGTGATGTACGGACGTATCCTTTGGAATGCAGAAAGGTCGCCGCCTCCCCGTTTCCTTATAATCACAGCCTCTGGTTTTGGTTCTTCAGGTATAGATATATCTGGGGAGTTAGATTTTATACGCTTCGCCAGTGCATAAAAAGAAACCCAAGCTCCTAGTGTATTCCAGTGAGTGTCTGTCTTGTAGTATAAAGGTGCGGTGGATCTAGATTTTATATTAATAAGTTCATTTTTTGGATATACAAAAATATCTGGAGATTTTCTGTATATGTGCTGGGCAATGCTTGTACCGGAAGGTGCAGCCCAGTCAGGAAGGTTCTCGGGGTATATCGTGGACTTGTCAGGGCCAATTAAAACATAGTAGCCCCTAACGCCATTTGACGAAAACCATTCACGCCATCCGTTAGAAACGTTTTTGATAATATCTGTTTTTGCAGTGTCGGAGTCCGTGACTCCGACTCGTTTTGCGGTTACAGAGTTTTCGAAGAAATCGCCGAGGAACATCCATCCGTCTCTTCCAATAATAACCTTTTCAGGACTAATGGATATTCCTAGCTTGTAGAAAATCATCCCGATGTAGGGTAGTGTAAAATCCATGTTGTAGGAAAGGTCCTTCCACCCTCCTATAGTTTCTGGAAGGGGTTTGTTTGAGCTAATCGCTTGCTCAATGTTTACGGCAGGAGCTATTCCTAGAACAGCGATAGAAATGAATATGAATGAATATATTTTCCCTTTCACTTCTATAATCCTTAGAAATTGAAATATAGGAATACGGTGCTTGTTGATTGTAGTGTAGAGTACATTGCCAAGCAGAATAGTATTGACATGTATATTGCTTTTAAATTTCCGATCCTTCCGGTCGTTGAAAGCTCGAATGAGTTTTTCTGTGAAATTATCAAAAATGCTGCTGCAATCATTCCATAGCACAGCGAGTTCGCAACAACACCGATTGGCAGAAATTGTAAAAGCTTGTCGGAAATTACCCCTGCCCATGCAAGATCGCTTGTCGGTATTTCAGCCAGGCTTTCCGATGAGATAGATCTAACATCAATCATCCCTCCAAGGATTGACATGGCTTCCTGCATGGATGTGGCTCGGAAAAATACCCAGGTTATATTTACGAATAGAAATGTCACAACCCAAGCCAAAGGTCTTGGCATAGACATGCCGAGATTTTTCCACATTCTGTGGATGACAAGCGCTCCACCATGCAGCGCCCCCCATATCACAAACATCCAGCTTGCTCCATGCCATAGGCCACCAAGAACAAACGTTGCCATTAGGTTGAAGTAAACTCTGGCGGAAGAACAGCGGTTTCCACCTAACGGGATGTAAAGGTAGTCTCGCAGATAGCGGCTTAGGGTCATGTGCCAGCGCCGCCAGAAATCTTGAATATCAAGCGCCTTGTAGGGGGAGTTGAAATTTATTGGGAGCCATATGTTAAAGAGAAGGGCCGCGCCGATGGCCATGTCGCAGTAACCGCTAAAGTCAAAATATAGTTGGAACGTGTATGAAAGGCTTGTCGCCCATGAGCTGAAAAAATCATGATTGGCACCGCTCGAAAATCCTGCATCTGCCCATACAGAGAATGTGTCAGCGATCATAACTTTCTTGAATAGACCGATGCTGAATATAAACAGTCCAGTAAGAATATTTCTATAGCGTACTGCCCATGTCCATTTCGACTTGAATTGACCCATCATTTCCTTGTGGTGGAGTATTGGGCCGGCAATTAGATGCGGGAAGAATGTAACGAATAAAGCGTAATTTATTAGGTCGTATTCTTTTGCTTCGCCTCTGTAGCTATCCACCAAGAATGCAATTTGAGTGAATGTGTAGAAGCTAATACCAAGAGGCAAGATTATTTCATGTAGCGCAAATTCTGATCCGGCCGCAGCATTCAGGTTCTCAATAAAAAAGTTCGCATATTTAAAGTATCCAAGCAGAGCCAGATTCGCAGTAATGCTTAATGCTAGTATTGTTTTTCTGTATCCACCAATGGATAAATTCTTTGAGGTCGGGGAGATCGCGCACCCTACTGCAAAGTTGAATAAAATTGACCCTATCAGGAGTGGTATATAGTCAACGCTCCAGTATCCATAGAAGAAAACACTGGCTAATACTAGCCATATTTTCCCCAATGAGATCATCCTTAGCTTGTTTAGTCCAAAATAAACAAAGAACACTATTGGCAAGTAGGCCAGTATGAAAGCAGCGGAACTGAAGATCATTATGCCTTCCTGTTCGTTCCCTGATGAGGGAAGGTTTGTTAGTGCTGTGGCCACATCGAGGGCGGCGCAGATCATACCCAATTGGAGCGGAACATGCCCATCACTGAGCAGCAGTTGCTGCATATCCTCCCGAACGCCGGCTCGAGGGCCGGCGTTTTTGTTGGTGCGCTGAACCGCGGGATGACGCGCTTCGGTATCACGTCGCCTGTGCGCGCGGCGACGTTCCTCGCCCAGGTCGGCCACGAAAGCGGCCAGTTGACCCGCTTGGTGGAGAACCTCAACTACAGTGCCCGTGGCCTGGCTGCGACCTGGCCGAGCCGGTACCTCGGCGCCGACGGCCAGCCCAACGCCCTGGCGCAGCGCCTGGCGCGCAACCCCCGAGCCATCGCCAACAACGCCTACGCCTCGCGCAACGGCAATGGCGACGAGGCATCGGGCGACGGCTGGCGGTACCGCGGGCGCGGGCTGCTGCAGATCACCGGCCGGGCGAACTACCGCGCCGCCGGCGACGGGCTGGGCCAGCCGCTGGAGCAGGAACCCGAGCTTCTCGAGCAACCGGAGTGGGCGGCGATCTCGGCGGCCTGGTGGTGGGCCAGTCACGGCTTGAACGACCTGGCCGACCGCGGCGAGTTCGCCGCCATCACTCGGCGCATCAACGGCGGCACGAACGGCCAGGCGGAGCGCCTGGCGCTGTGGGAGCGGGCGAAGAGGGTGCTGTCGTGATCTCCGCCCGCGTTCTATCGGTCGCGCTGGCCTGCCTGCTACTGCTCGGCCTCGGCGCCGCCGGCGGTGTCTGGCTCGGCGCGCGGCACTACCGGCCGCAGCTCGATGCTGCGCTGGCGGATCTGGTCGCCTGCCGTGCCTCCCGGGGAGAGTTGGAGTCCGCAGTGGCGGAGCAGGTCCGGCAGGTTGCCGCGCTGCGCGTGGTCGGCGAACAGCGGGCCCGGGATGCCGCGCTGGCTGTGGATCGGGGACGACAGCAGGCCGCGGAGCAGTATGCCGCGGCACAGCGCCTGCTGAGCCAGCGAACCGCCGGCGAGCAGTGTGCGGCCGCCGAGGCGGTCATTGATCAGGAGTTGGGCCTATGAAACTGCAGGCGTGGCGAAAGACTGCAGGTGCAGCGATTTTCGGCAGGTGCAGCCGAAAGGCGCAGGTGGTGCAGGTGCTGGGGTTGGTGTTCGCGCTGGCGGGATGCGCCGGCCAGGTCGAGCCTGAGCCGCGCACGGTGCGCGTAGAAGTGCCGGTGGCGGTGCCGTGCCGGGTGCCGGCGGTGGAGGTTCCCGCATGGGCCACGGCGGGGCTGCGAAAAGGCGACGATCTCCAGACCAAGGTCCGTGCGCTGCTGGCCGAGCGGCGGCAGCGGATCGGGTATGAAGCCCAACTGCTGGCTGCCAACAGAGCATGCCAGTAGGAGTAGACTACGGCCTTTTCCTACGGAGCTTGGTGATGCTGGTCATTCGATTCAAGGGCTGGTCGGTGAAACTCGACCACCAGGTGGGCAGCGCTGGGAAGTTCGGCATCTGGTCGTTCCACGGTTCGGAGAGCAGCTACGTGCCGGACATGGAGACGATTCTCCGGCATGCAGCGATCCGGCCGGCGGAGCCGAAAGAAGGCGGGCGGTAG